AAATCACACCTATGGATCATGTGCGTATGCAAGCTGCTCTGCAGAAGCATGTCGACACATCGATCTCCAAGACGGTCAACTGCCCTGAAGACATTCCCTTCGAGGACTTCAAGGAAGTCTACATCGAGGCCTACAAGACGGGCTGCAAAGGCTGCACCACGTATCGTCCCAATGCGATCACTGGTTCTGTCCTTTCGGTGGAACCAGCCAAGAAAGATGAGCCGCCTCTCCTTGCTGAGAACAAGATCACAGACCGGGATCAGGTGCTCGATGGCAAGACCTACAAACTCAAGTGGGCAGGTATTCCTCATGCCTTCTACGTAACGATCAACAACACGGCTCAAGGCCAACCGTTCGAGATCTTCATCAACACCCAGAACGTGGAAAGCCAGTCTTGGATCACTGCACTCACCCGCATGATCTCTGCTGTCTTCCGCCATGGTGGTGACGTGAGCTTTGTCCCTCAAGAGCTGATGAACATCCATGATCCCAAAGGCGGTGCCTGGGTTGATGGTGAGTTCGTTCCGTCTCTGATGGCAGCCATTGGTCGTATCGTTGCCAAGCATATGGATCAAACGATAGGCACGGGTGAAACCTGCTCAGACTGTGGAGAGAACGCCGTGATTTATACTGGGGGCTGCTACACATGCACCTCCTGTGGTCACAGCAAATGCGGCTGACCTGAAGAGAAACCCCGCATTTCTTTTGTGTGGGGTTTCTTACCCAAATTGAAAACCAACGGCCGAGGTAAACAGTGCGGCTGCTCGGTATCAAAATAGGACTCCCGTTATCGGTTAGTCTGCACATCATCACATCACGGGATGCCTTGGTTCTTCGGAGCCAGGGCATTTTCATTTTGGAGAACAAATATGTGGACATATTCACACGGATTCGACGGCTTCTGGTATCGCTGTGACGTCAAGCATTACGCTGTTCTCGATCCTTATTATGAAGACGTCGTAGGTTCTTCTACCCGTATCATTTGGCGCAAATTCGGCGTCATCAAACAAACTCCCAAAGGTGTCTGGCTCACGGAAACCTCAATGGGAGACACCGATCCAGATCGTTGGATGGGGAAAGATATCCAGAACCTCTTTATCGGTCCCTGGCTAGTCATGGGCAAAGGCAAGAAGCAGTTCGCCTGCCCTACCAGAGAGACCGCTTGGCAAGATTGTGTAGCTCGCAAAGAGCGGCACATCGCTGGCTGCAAAGCCCGTCTCACAAGAGCTCAAGACGATCTTACATATCTCATCTTCGCTTCCCCCAAAATTCCAAAGGAGGACCAACATGACTACGATTACGAACAAAAAAGTCCTTTCACGGATCATCCGAGCTCTCCGTAATGGCCCATTCTACGACATCTGGTACGATGCCGAAGACAATCATGATCGGGCCGGTGAACATCGCATCGCCAATACTCAGGCCTGCATGCTTATGGCTGCAGAAATCATCCCTCAAATCACTAAAGTACGAGAGCTGGAAGCCAGTCTAGGTCAGCTACTTGATCAAGTCGAAATGATGCGTGGCCTCTTCAAAGATGAAGACGGAGCTATCGATCGAGCCATCAAAGATGCTGAAGAAGCTCTGAAAAGGAATTGAACCATGGACGTTATTTTTGATATCGACGGTACTCTCGCTGACGCTTCGCACCGTCTCCACTTCATCAAGGACATAGCCTATTTCAAACCGGGTGGAGTCACTCGTGACCTCAAACCTGACTGGGATACTTTCCTGTCGGATGAGCAGGTGGCCAAAGATGCACCAATTCCTCAGACATGGGCTATTCTCGAGTCCATGCTTGATGATCCTCAAAGCTATCGCGTGATCTTCATCACCGGTCGCAAGGAGAGCACCAGGGATATGACCATCAAGTGGCTCACAGATGGCAAGTGCGATGTTCGCGCCTACGCTGTCGCCATTTGGCGTCGTCGCTCTGAATATCAGGGAAGGCCAATTGGCCCTCTTCTCTACATGCGCTCCAACAGCGACCGTCGACCAAGCCATGAAGTCAAACGAGATCTTCTCAACAAAGCCCGTGCTGACGGATTCAACCCAACTCTCGTGTTCGAAGATCGCAAAGACGACACAACCATGTGGCGTTCTGAAGGTCTGCTTTGCTGCCAAGTCGCTGAAGGAGACTACTAATGAGTGATCCAAACTATCACGTCGATATTCCGGCGCCCATCAAAGCAATGATCACCCGATTTGAGACTTCACATCGCGATTACTCGTTCATAGGAATGGCTATGGTCGAAGACCATGAAGCGATCGAAGAAGAATACAAATGGGCGCGGCGAAATCTTGAACAAACTATCAAAACCTACCTTGATCGTGAGGCAGAAACACATCGCCGTCACGATACGAAGTTTGATAAGCTGGAGCGCCAAGTCAAAGCGGCGGATGCGCTGGCGGAAGCTGTAGATGACTTCGGAAATTTGAAGCCAACAGATAGTTCTGTTGTATGGGGGCTTAGGTTGTCTCGTTGCCTGTCTGAGTTAGCCGCCTACACCGCAGCCAAGGAAGGCGGTGCGTGATGCCTCTATTCACCGTGACAGTCACTGAAACTGTGACCTCCACTTTCGTCACTGAAGTTGAAGCTCAGTGTGAAGAAGAAGCCTGCAACATCTTCGAAGATCAGATCGTCAACTATCCCGAAGACAATGAAGCAGTCCGAGAAGACTGCACCAACCGGCAGACCTTTGCCATCGCAAATGAGACAGTATGAGCTTTCATAACCAAACCAACGCTGGCCGGGTTCAGAAAATCGTTGATACCCTGGCTCTTCTTCAGAAATCCGGTGCCTCCAACAACATCGACCGAGAAGACATGTGGACCATGCTCGAACCAGCCATCAACCTCATTGGTGAGATGCTGGGAGAAGAACCACAGAAGCCTGAACCAGAAGAGATAACACAAGCCGCTCAGCAAGTCGCTGAGAGCACCAAGTCTCCTGAATGGGCTCGTCTTCGTGAAATGCTCCAGAAGGCTCCCCTGAAGGATCTGAGCGTGGCTATGGCAGTGATTATGTCCCGGTTCGATGACGAGCTCGTAAGCAAATGATGAACGAGCAAACCTATCTCAACGGTCTCAGCTTTGTCAGTCAAATGGCCGGTAATGCTGAAGGCGTCACTTGGAATCGTCTGTTTAGAGCAGGGCTTTCTCTCAAAGGACTTTGCTTTTATCCGGCCTACTGGCGTGATCCGAGAGGCATGAATCGGGATATTACGGCCCCTGTCCCTTTTACAAAACAGGAAGCATGGCCAACTAATTCCATCATTGGGCCAATCGATCCTTAACTCATTCATGGGCTTTTTCCGAAAGGACTTGGCCCATGAAACACACTTCATTCCCTCCCCTACCAATCACACAGCCCAACCCTGCACCAATGAGTGACCGGGACTGGGAAGAATATGTCCTGCGTCGAGCCAATGAAGAAGCTGATTTCTTCAATGCTTCCGCTCACTTATTGGAGAAACCTCATGTCCAACCTTGACTTCAAGCCTTCAGAACTCAAAGACGAGATCATCGATCTCCTTATTCGTGATCTGGTTCCCTTTGTCACATCCGGTCCTGGTCTGGGAAAGTCTGCTATTGCAGCGCAGATTGCTGAAGAATTTGGTCTGGAGCTGATCGACATTCGATTGAGCCAGTGTACTCCTGAAGATCTCATGGGCTTGCCTATGCGTGTTGGAGACCGGGCTCAGTTCGTTCCCTTCGATGTCTTCCCCGACGAAGACACACAGCTTCCTGAAGGCAAAGACGGGTTCCTCATCTTCCTCGATGAGTTCAACTCTGCTCCCCGTGGTGTGCTCGCTGCAGCCTACAAGATTGTCTATGACCGTGTTGTCGGTATGAAGAAGTTGCACCCCAAAACCAAAATCCTTCTTGCTGGTAACCGGGAAGAAGACAACGCCATTGTCAACGACATTGGCACAGCTTTGCAATCTCGTGTGGTTCACCTTGGAATGCGTCCTGATCCAGATGATTTCATTGCCTATGCCTACAAGGCTGGCTTTGACAACCGGATCATGGGTTTTCTGGAATTCCAGCCACAACTCTTGCACTCATTCAATCCGGATGAAGTGGAACACACTTTTGCATGTCCTCGGACTTGGGAGTTCACCTCGAAGTTCATCAAAGGTAAAACCCATGATGAGATTAGTCTTCGAACCCTCTCAGGTATCATCTCTGCCGGACCAGCCCAGAGCTTTCATGCGTTCTGTAAGGAATATAATAAACTGCCTACGTTTGCTTCTATCTTGAGGGATCCAGAAGGTATTGAAATTCCTCGTGATAATGGAACTCAGTTTGCTGTTATCTCTATGCTTATTGCCAAGTTTGATGACAAAAACTTCGAAGACGTCGTCAAATACATGCACCGCATGCCCAAAGAGATGCAGGTCGTTTTCTTCCGTGGTGCTGTCAATCGGCAACCGACTATTCGGAAACACCCGAAATTTGTCAAAAGTCAACAACATCTGACGGAGTTCTTCTATGCAGACGACGATGACGAGACCTTCGATAACGCAGCTTGACCGCGGCACAGTCGATAAACTCAACACAATGCTGTCCCGTATTAAGGGACAGCTTTTTAACATGCCGGGAGCAGCTTATCTTGGCTCCCTCCTGTGTAACCACAAGTTCACATGGGAACTGACAGGAGCGACAGCTTGGTGTGATGGCAAAACCATCTGCCATGATGCCAACTTCTTTATCCGTCTCCGTCCCACTGCTCGTGTGTTCGTCTTGGCTCATGAGCTTTGGCACACAGGCTACGGCCACCACATTCGTCGTCAGGGTCGGTGTCCGGATATCTGGAACATCGCTGCAGACTACGTGATCAACAACATGCTCGACAGTCAGGGCTACGATCTCGATGTGGGCTTCAAGCTTTACATGGATCACCGCTTCGACAACATGACCACAGAACAGGTCTATGACATTCTCATCAGTGAAGGCATGAAGCCTTTCGATATGCCGGATATGTCAGGTGTTCCTCTCTTTGGTGATGTGAAAGACCTTCCGGGTGTTCCTGGCTCTGCTGCACATGATGCGGCTGTTCAGGAAGTTGTTGGAACCATGATTGCAGCACAACAGGCTGCCATCCAAGCTAACCAGGCCGGGGCTCTTCCCGGTGAAGTCACCCTCATGATCGACTCTTTCCTCAAGCCAAAACTGGACTGGAGGAAGATCTTGCGGAAGTATTTCACGGCACTCAGCAAAGATGATTATTCATGGCGCCGGCCATCTCGTAGATCGGATGAGTACCTGCCCTCTCTTGTGGGTGACAACGGTCTCGAACACATCGTCTACTACCTCGATGTGTCTGGTTCGATCTCTGATGGAGAAATCAAACGCTTCAACTCTGAAGTCAGAGCCATCCATAAGAACCTGAAGCCTGAGCTTCTCACACTTGTGACCTTTGATACTGAGCTGCACGACATCTACAAGATCACCAAAGAACAACCTTTCGACAGGATCGAAGTGCATGGTCGAGGTGGAACCTGTCTTGAGTGTGTCCAAGCCCACATCAAAGAGAACAAACCCACAGCAGCAGTGGTCTTCTCAGATCTCTATGTTGAACCAATGGTGGACAATCCCGGTGTTCCGATTGTCTGGGTTGTCATGGACAACTCCGATGCTCAAACGCACTTCGGGAAGATGATTCACCTGGATCGAGAAGATCTGGCAGCCTGACTTCCTTACATTACTCTGACCAATCACAACCAAGGCATCTCTTCGGAGGTGCCTTTTTCTTTACTCAATGAGTGGAACCATGATCATCAATCGCCAAGCCCTTCTTGAGAAGGCACCGATTGCAAACATGTCCGACACAAAGCAGCGAACACATGGTGTCAGTCATGGTCTTGCAGAAGCCGGATACGATATCCGCATCGCTCAGGATGTTGTTTTTTCTCCTTCCCGTCATGGTGGCATGCACGTCACCGTGAACTCTGGGCCGGTACAGTACAGCCGGTTCACAATCGCTTCTGCCATCGAAGAGTTTCAGGTCCCTGAAGATCTCGTTGGTGTGGTGCATGACAAATCGACATGGGCTCGAACAGGCCTGTCAGTCTTTAACACAGTAATCGAACCAGGATGGAAAGGTTTTTTGACTTTGGAACTTGTTTATCACGGTAATGAATTCCTTCACATTCCTGCCGGTGCAGGCATTGCACAGATTCTCTTCTCCCAGATTGCCAACCCTGCAGCCTACAATGGAAAGTATCAGGATCAAGCAGATCGTCCGGTTGAAGCAATCTTTGAAGGTGCAGTATGACGGATCGTGTCGCCCTTGATCTTATCTTCATCCACGAGACAGATGCAGCCATCCTTGTGAAAGACTCCGAAGATGGCACTGCTGAGTTCATCTCAAAATCACATGTCGACTATGATGACACGTACTTAGTTCCCGGCATGATCGGGACCTTCGAAATCGAAGAGAGTGCAGCCATAGAGGCTGGATTCGTCTAATGTTTATGTTTTCTGTGATGCTCCTACTGATATTCGCTCTCGTCAGTGTCATCACATTTCCTGCTGAAAAACTTTCTTTTATCAAGGAAGTATCAGCACATCTTAACTCATTACCCGCCGAGTTCTGGTCTCGGAAATGGGAAACCAGTTAAGATAGATAGAGCAAATCTGGCCTGGGCATGCGACTAACTGCCCAACACCTCTTGACCCCTTCTCTCATATGGTTGATGTATTCCACACCACATCACACCAAAGCAGTTTCACTCACTGCAAACATATGAGGGCTAGTTTGGACACTACCGTACAAACCCAATACCAGGCCGTTGAGGCCATGTTTGGAAACATGATGAAAAAGTTGACTGAGGCAGAGGGACACAAGCCACGCTTGCCTGCTTCAGGAATGAAGCACCATGTTCCTCCTCCCAGCCGTATCAAGAAAGACGTTATGGCTTATCTCAAGAACTCACCCGGTCCAGTGACCACCAAGGACCTTCTCACCAACATATCAGATGCACAGGCTCCCAACCTTCGTAGGGTCTGCCGTGATCTCGACAAGGTTGGTTTCATTCGCACAGAACGAACCAAAGAAGGATGTCTCTACACCTTCGTCGGAGACGTTTGATAGAATTTCAATCCGGAGCAGGTTCGGATCCTCCCGAGCCCAGGGAAAGGCACCTGTAAGGGCGACCTCGAGAGAGGAGAGACAGCTAGGGACTTGCTGTCAACTATAACAAATCTGGGGAACTGTAACTGGCTCCCCTTTTCCTCTTACATACTTCCCCAGATTGGTTACATTTGGGGAATGTCTGAATCAAAGTCCTCATACCTCGTTATCGATCAGCGCCCTCTTCCCGGAGAGGCAAAGAAGCCTGCTGAATTGATCCAGGTAACAGGACATGAGAACCTCTCTCTTGCTGCTCGTCGATCGATTACCTTGCTATGGCACAACGCCCATTCTCAGGGGATCCAAGAGAACAAGGATTACACCATCGAGATCTCTGATCTCATTGGTTCACGACACAAGGGATATGAGATTGTTGTCGAGTCCATTGAGGCTCTGATGAAAACCCTGGTCACTGTCAAACATGCCGATGGATCAACCACACGGGTCCAGTTCCTTGGTGGTAACGATCTGGATTCTCCAGATCGGCCAGCCGGAACTTTGACCTACTCCTTTGACAAGCGTCTCACCAAAATCCTAAGCAACTCAACTATTTGGGGGAAGATCAGCTTTCCTGTTCTGTTGTCTCTCTCCTCCAAATACGGTATTTCTCTCTATGAAAATGCTGCTCAACTCTCTGGGCTCGATCACAAGATAAGTCACACATACACACTAGATGAGTTCAGAACTCTCTTGGGTGTGGAGGCAGACAAATATCCTTCCTATGGGAACCTAGCTCAGAAAGTGATCAAGCCTGCAGTACAAGAGATCAATGCTCTTGCCGACTTCCACATCTCAGTGGCTCCCATCAAGACCGGTCGAAAGGTAACTCACATTCGCCTGGGTTGGTGGAAGAAAAACATCGATGAGATCAAGTCAGCTTTCCAAGAACTGCAGCAACCAAAAGTCGGCCGCAAAGCTCGTATCACCAACACAGTCAGTTATGTTTTGGACCCAATGCCAAGCGTCGGAAAGACCACAAGACAGTCTCTCAAGTCTGATGTGATCGACGAAGACTGATCTTCCCCAGATTGGTTATAGTTCAGCCCAGATCCGTTATCTTTCACCCCATATTCGTTATGGCTTGCCCCAGATTGGTTATGTTTAGGCCGCTAACAGTTTGTTTTTTCGAGTGTTTTATCACCATGAATCTTTGAATCAGAACAAGTAGAATCTTACTAAGGAGCAGTCAGAATGAGCGCCATGACCGATCACGGTCTCACCAAAGACCTAAAAGACGCTGCGCGTGTCATGGCTGAGACTGGCACGTTTGATACTGGTCAAGCGATCATGCTGGATGCTGCAAAAGAGATTGAGCACCTTCGTGACGAATTGGTCAGGATGAAAAGCGATAGACCCTACGTTATGGGTTTCAACGCTGGATGGGACGCCGCAATGAGTGAATCCGGGGAGGCAGAATGACCCGAGAACAGCAAATGCGGGCGCTTTGTATTCTTCACAACATGGCAGTTGAGCGCACGGGCTGGCGCGGCTTCTTTCGGCGCTGGTGGATCAGCGATGAGCCTTTACGAAACGATGCAGCCAACCTGATACGCGAGGTGGGGTACTGCGCGCTGATGCCGAAAAACTCGCGCCTCGTAGGCGATGTTGACTGTGAATCCAAGGAGGGCCAGAGCGATGCTTGACCCCATGCCACGCCAAGACGTGAAACTGCCACCGGCGCCGCGCGAGGCTGAGTTGATGGCCGAGATTGAACGGCTACGCGGTGTCTTACGAACTTTGGCGCGGGACGCTGAATTTGCACAAAGACACGCCTATGCGGGCGAACTCCATGCGACCATGAAATTTGCATCTGACACGCGCGTCAAAATAAAAGAAGCGATTGAATCCGGGGAGCAGTCAGAATGATGCAATTTCCCATCACATCAAGAGCATGGTCTCGCCTCAAGACTACATGGGCTGAAGTACAGTTAGAGAAGTCAAAGCTACAGCTTGATCACGCTTATAAAGAATACTGGTCTCGGAAAAAAGCCGTACAGGATTTAAAGCATATGGAGAGCCAGAGCGATGGCTCTCTTTCTAAAGATACCTGACCGGTTCGTTCCTTTCCCGGTCAGGCTTTGAGGACGTCACCAGGTACACCTGGAGCACTCCTCCCTTCTGTCCATCACCGGGGTTGTTCCGTTCGCTCCTCGGTGGTGGACAGATACGCATTCATCAAGTGAATAAGCATCTCACCATTGGTTCGACGCTCTGCTTTGCATAGAGCCCTGAAGCGAAGATACTCTTCCTCTTCTATCCGGATAGACATCTGCACAGTTGGATTGATGTCACGAGACTTCCAACGTCCCCGTTCAAGTTCACGACGCTCTGACTCTTTCAGTTGATCCAGTTTCTTAAAATCCATCGCCTTAGGCATGCTTCATCTCCCCATTGATCTTGCGAGGTGACTTGCGCATACGATCGATCACCTTCAGGTCTTTCTTCAACTCTTCTGCAAACAGCTCTGCATTGGCGATGGCCTTAGCCACACCAGTCACTTCATTCGTATTCATCTGGTAGAGCGAACCACCAAGGTTGTGCAGTGAAGAGAATGCAGTCCTGCGATGAAGCTCTGTGGCAAATGCTCCTACCTTATCACGTACCTGCTCATTCAAAGACTTCTCCAGACGCGATTTAACCGCGGCCTGAGTACGAGCAAACAAGATGCGTACCGGGATCTCCCGACGCATCTGACGAGCTTCCAGAGCCAGCTCAGACATTGTCTCAATGGCTCCCTCAGCGTCCTGCTGCTCATCTCCCATCGGGATGATGACCAAATCACTTTCTCCCATAGCAAATGCGTTCAGGCGAGTTGCTGCACCTTCCAAATCGATGATCACGAACTCAGCCCGTTCTTTGGCTGCCTCGATCTCTTCGTGGATGTGCTTCTCTCCACGAGTGCTCATGACTTCAAGACGAAGAGGAAGCTTCCCCTTTTCTGACCAGCCCATCAATCGTTTGGCTGGATCAGCATCAATCAGACACACTTTGTGGTCACGACATAGTGTCGTCGCCAAGATGATTGCAGAGGTTGTTTTCCCTGCCCCTCCTTTAGACGATGCGAAGGTAAGTACCGGCATATCATGCTCCAAGTTTTCCCGAGGTCAAGTTGACACAGCGTATGACGTGCTGTCACGTTAAATCGCATCACACCACACCAGATTATACTAACGTACTGAAAACTATTTAAAGTTTATTCTTGCTTACATCAAAAGATACTACTTACCCCACCAAATCAGGAGACCAAAATGTCCTCTAAAGTTGAACACATCTCAAACTTCTTCACCCCTATAGTTGATTCGCATGCTCTGATGAGTCGCAACGGGGAATACTTCGAAGCACCCCTCTTCCACCGAAACCATGAGCTTTTTGCTCAGGTCAGAAAAACCTTCATCAAGCTTGCTCCCAACGGAAACTCCACCAGCAAATCCGGAACCTACTGGCGAGATATTCAGCTCTCGGAAGGTGACTACACCACCGAGCAAGGTCGTCTTGTCTGGCTCCCAGTCAAAAAGCGCAAAGCAGCCTAAGGACACACAATGCCTACACCTACCAAAGCACAACTCACTGCAGATCAGCAGGTGGCCGTCGATGCCTTCTTTGAGTTTCTTGTATCTGACGCTTCCACCTTCGTTCTGTCTGGTGGTGCCGGTGTCGGCAAGACGTTCCTCATGAACTATCTCAGCAACGATCTCATGCAAACCTATGAGCGTTCCTGTGGTATCATGGGAATTGATTCAGTCCCCTACAACATCCACTTCACAGCCACCACCAACAAGGCTGGAGAGGTGCTTGAGCGGTCTGTGAACCAGCCTGTTCAAACCATCCACTCTTTCTTGGGTCTGAGAGTCTGGGACGATTACAAGTCCGGCAAGACCAAGATTGAGACATCTCACAACACCAAGACACATCGTCAGATCATTTTGTTCATCGATGAATCTTCGATGATTTCCACAGAGCTTTACGAGATCATTCTCAAGCATGTGGTCGACAGCAAGATCGTCTTCGTTGGGGACAAGTCTCAGCTCTCCCCTATCGGAGAAGAGATCTCACCGGTCTATCTCAACGTGGATCCAAACTACTTTGTCCACCTCACACAGCCTGTCCGTAATGCCAACACACCGGCATTGGTCGACCTGTGTAAGCAGCTACGAGAAACCGTGGAAACAGAGCAGTTCTACCGTATCCGTCCCAATGCTCCAGCCATTCAGTTCCTCAATCCTACCCAGATGGAAGAGAAGATGAACGAGTACTTCCTGGAGCAAAACGACTCTGCTCGTATCCTTTGCTACAGCAACAACAGGGTCAGCGACTATAATGAGTACATCCGTGAAATCCGCGGATTGCCCAAGGAGTTCGTTAAAGGAGACCAGCTCGTCGTTGCCACAACTTTTGCCCGTGGCAAACTGGTTCTCAACGTGGAACGGGAAGTCTACGTCCACAGTGTTGATCCTCAAATCTACAAGTTTGGGTATGCTGATGTCACTTCGGACGGCCAAGAAATCGAATACCGAAACCTTGGGATCACTCCTCGTGCTTCTTTCATGGAGCCAGTGGAAGTCCCAGTAGCCGTTCGTCCTGCTCATGTGGCTGCCACACTCAAAGTGCTCAAGAAGCGTAAAGAATGGGGCCGGTATTTCGAGCTGAAAAACTTCATGGCCGATCTTCGCGGCAAGGAAGCCTGCACTGTCCACAAGTCTCAAGGAAGCACCTACGAAACGGTCTTCGTTGATCTGGGCAATATCGGCTGCTGCCACGATGCAGAGATGGTTGCTCGTATGCTCTTCGTCGCTGCGTCCAGGGCCACTTCACAGGTCTTCTTCTATGGGGACCTCCCCTACAAGTACCAAGGACCAGATTACCATGCCACAACCAACTCCCTCGCTGCAGAATGAGTATCTCACCCGCATCATTGACGGTATCGGAGAAGCCGATGCCCTGATGTTCAATCGGGAAATCGAGACAATCATTCAACAAAACGCTGAGCTCTCCAACAATCGGGAGGGCTTTCTTTTTGGAGGTCGCTTCTACAGCCTGCTCTCTATCAAAGAGCAACGGACTACCAAGAAGCTTCCTCTACATCCCTCTCTTCATGAACTTGGCGAGAGCCTCGCCAAATCCATCGATGAGTTCCAGAGAGACAAAACCAGGCTTCGGCAAGGTCTCTCCGTCGTTCTGCGTGGTTGCTCTAACCAACAGGATGTCAGGGATGCTCTACCAAACGCAGTTCGAATGATTTTGCCTGAGCTGGGTTCCTTACAACGCACCAGACCTGTTGCTTGGACCCTCCAAGATAACCCGATGCTGCTGAGCCAGTTCGAGAAGACCGAACAACTGCTCCAGTATTATCTCTCAAGCCGGATCCTCTACTGATGCGATACCAAACTTTCACCGACACTCAGCCGTCAACTTTCCCGATCTGCTTTCTGGCTCCCAAACTCGAAAAGGATGGAATGGTCAGAGAGTATTTCGGGGAAAGCGGCCTCAAGCCAGAAGAAGTGGTGGCCTACCAGCTGCACATCACTGGTAAGAAAACATCTGTGGCTGACCAAAAGGAGTTCCTCGATGAGCTCCTACCTGCCCTGACAACCATCGGAACAGAGTACCTGATGGTCACAGATGGGGATTACTTCAAGACCCTCACCGGTGTGAAGAAAGCCCAAGCCTATGCAGGATACGTTCTGCCCAACAAATACCCGGAGAGCCTGCAAGGAAGGTTCAACGTCATCTTCATTCCAAACTATCGCCAGGTCTTCTATAATCCTGAGCCGACCCGTTTGAAGATTCAGGATGCCTTCAAGGCTCTCTGGGATCATCGTATCGGCCAATACCAGGAACCAGGGCATGCAATCCTCAAGCATGCCGCCTACCCCACCTCTACGGTCGATATCGCTGCATGGCTCGCCAAGCTGCTGGACATGCAGTGTGACCTCACCTGTGACATCGAGGCCTTCTCACTGAAGCACTATTCAGCCGGGATTGGTACGATCTCGTTTGCTTGGAACCAGCATGAAGGGATTGCTTTCCCTGTTGATCGTGGGCCCAACCCGGAAACTGTTCGGGAAATGCTTCGGACTTTCTTCCACGAGATGAAGCACAAGTTGATTTTCCACAACATTAGCTATGACGTCTACATTCTCATCTACCAGCTTTTCATGTCCGATCTCTTGGATACGGAAGGTCTGCTCGATGGCATGGACGTCATGCTCAAGAACTGGGAAGACACCAAGCTCATCACCTACTTGGCAACAAACTCCTGTGCAGGCAACAGCCTCGGCCTCAAGGACCAGAGCCAAGAATTCACCGGCAACTATGCGGTTGAAGAGATCAAAGACATTCGGTCAATTCCGATGGCTGAGCTTCTTGAATACAACCTCATTGACGCCTGTGCCACCTGGTATGTCTACCACAAGCACTATGCCACCATGGTGGCTGATGAGCAGCTTCACATCTACGAGACACTCTTCAAGCCAGCGATCTTGGACATCATTCAAATGCAGCTCACGGGCATGCCTTTGGACATGGACAAGGTCAAAGAGACCAAGCTGCTCTTGGAAGTGGACCGGGACGACTCGCTCAAGCGGATCCATGGTCATGCACTGGTTCGGGAATTTGTTCACAAACTGAACGAGGAAGCCGAAACAGAACGCTATCAAGCATGGCTCAACCGTAAGGCAGCCGGAACCAAGGTGAGAGCCTACACGTCTGGTAATTTCGACAAGGAGTTTAATCCAAACTCGCCAGACCAGGTTCAGCGTCTTCTCTACGAAGAACTGGGCCTGCCAGTCATTGAACGAACCAAGTCCAAACAGCCAGCCACTGGTGCGGAAATTCTGGAGAAGCTCAAAGCTTTCACAGAAGAGCCAGCCATCAAAGCTTTCTTGGATGCTGTTCTCGACTTCAAAGCCGTGGACAAAATCTATGGGACGTTCATTCCTGCAATGGAAGAAGCCATCAAAGCATCTGATGGCGCCTACTACCTGTTCGGTAACTTCAACCTCGGAGGCACTGTCTCTGGCCGGTTGAGTTCATCCGGGCCCAATCTTCAGACCATCCCAGCCACCGGATCCAAGTACGCGAAACTGATCAAGGACTGTTTCCGTGCGCCAAAGGGCTACTTGATGATTGGACTGGATTTCGCTTCACTTGAAGACCGGATCTCTGCTCTCACCACCAAAGACCCCAACAAATTGAAGGTCTACACGGATGGGTACGACGGTCACTCGATGCGGGCATTCTCCTACTTCCGGGAGCAGATGCCAGATATCGAAGACACTGTTGAGAGCATCAATTCCATTGCTGGAAAATACAAGCCGCTTCGGCAGGCGTCCAAGACGCCAACCTTCGCATTAACTTATCAGGGTACATACATCACCCTGATGGCGAAATGCGGGTTCTCTGAAGAGGAAGCTCGCAGCATCGAAGCCAGATATCATGAACTCTACCGAGTGAGTGATGAATGGGTAGATGAGCAGCTCGAAGAGGCTTCACATACTGGCTATATCACGGCAGCGTTTGGCCTGAGGGTTCGGACTCCCCTACTCCATCAGGTCATCAGAGGGACGTCCAAGACGCCCTATGAAGCTGCGGCCGAAGGTCGGACAGCAGGCAATGCACTAGGACAGTCCTGGTGTCTCCTGAACTCTCGCGCAAGCACTGAGTTTATGGGCAAGGTGCGTCGAAGCCCTTATCGCCTGCTGATCCGGCCAATAGCGCATATCCATGATGCGCAATACTTCCTCATCCCAGATGACATTGACGTGGTTCAATATGTCAATGAGCACTTGGTTAAAGCCGTACAGTGGCAAGAACATCCTGCTATTGCACATGACCAGGTAAAGCTGGGTGGGGAGCTCTCCATCTTCTGGCCCTCATGGGCTTACGAGAAGGAAATCCCGAACCATGCAAGCAATGACACGATCTTTGATTGCATCTCGGAACATCTCGATGACCTCAACAAAACAGGAAAGAAAGCTGCTTAATGAATCCTCTATATCCAGGAACGGACACAGCTCCAAAAAACAAGAAAGCATCGAGCAAAGCTGCTGATACCCCACAAGGCGAGGTGAAGGAATATTTTCACCTTGTTGCAGCTCAGGCCATCTACTCAAAAGATGACCAACTCAAACAGCGCACGGTCAACATCATGTTGATCACATCGTCACCCAACATTCTCCGAGACGATCTCGACAAGGCGAACCAGGGTGTCATGGCACGTTTGAATAAGGAGAACGATGTCACTCCGGATCAACTCCGAGACATCGTTCTCCTAAACATCTTCCCGCTTGCTTACACCACGCAGGAAGACTTCTCTAAAGCTTCCGCTGTTCCAGAAACAGTGAAAAGCTGATCGATCGGTGGTTGGTCACATCCCTATCTGGGGTTTAGGACCAACCACCATCACACCAAAGCACATCAAACCATAGAGCCAGGGGGAATACACTCATGGGAAAAATCACCAACATCACAGGCATCGGCCTGCCCATGGCCGTCTGGCTGGCATCTGATGGCTACGACTTTACACCAGACAATCGGTCTATTTCAGCCACATCCCTTCTCAAGCCTGTTCGACAGATTCTGTTGAAAGAACGGCTGACAGAGAAGGTTGAAAAGACACCCGACCTTGCCGATTACATTGCTTCTCGCTTGGGTCATTCGATCCATGACGGTATCGAGCAGTCTTGGAAAACCTCCTATCAAGACGCCATGCAGAAGCTGGGATATCCCCAGCAAGTCATCGATCGAGTAAGGATCAATCCCGAGACCGTCGAAGATGGAGATCTCCCTGTCTACCTTGAGCTTCGTGGCTCTCGTGAAATCATGGGATACATCATCTCAGGCAAATTCGACATTGTTGTCGATGGCGAGCTGAACGACTTCAAGACCACTTCAGTCTACACCTGGCTCAATGGCTCCAAAGAAGAAGATTACTGTCTCCAAGGCAGCATTTATCGCTGGATCCACCCAGAAAAGATCACCTCCGATTACATCACGATCAACTTCATCTTTACTGATTGGCAGCGGGGAATGGCCAAAGCCAACCCGAACTACCCGTCTCAACGTGTGAAGGAACATCGTGTCCAGCTCATGTCTCTTGAGGAGACAGAGAAGTGGATCAAAGAGCGTATTCGTTCTTTGGAAATGAATGCCGACAAGCCTGAAAGTGAGCTCCCCTTCTGTCCTGAAGAAGCTCTTTGGCGCAGCGAAACAGTTTGGAAATACTACTCCAATCCCAACAAAACAGATGGTCGATCCACCAAGAACTTCGACGACAAAGCCCAAGCCTACCGCTTTATGCAAGACAAAGGTGGGAAGGGAGTTGTGATCGAGGTTCCCGGTGTCGTGAAAGCATGTGGCTACTGTGACGCTGCTCCCATCTGCACCCAGAAGGATTTGTACACCCATGGTTGATTTCGACCAAGTTCCCCACCACCCGGCTATCGAAGAGATCACTGACGTTCTCTGCGCTCGCCTGCAGAACAACGACCGTCACTTCTTTCGTGTGATCGCAGCCTATTATCTCACCACCATTGGCTCTTCTATGCGAGCCCGTGTCTCCACCAAAGACCGCGGTGAAATCCCTGTGAACTGCTATGCTATTGCTCTCGCCACATCTGGCGCCGGCAAAGGCTACTCTACAGGCCTCATGGAGAACTCATTCCTTGAAGGCTTCCGTGATCGCTTCACCACAGAGACCCTTCCCATCATTGCTGAACGGACCTTGTGGCGTCATGCCATGAGCCGCTCTGCTCGGAACCAGACAGAAGCTCAAGACGAATATGATGGTCTGGAGAAAGAGTTCAAAAGCACCGGTGCCTACCCGTTCTCTTTTGATGGTGGCTCTGAAGCTGCCATCAAACAGGTACGTCAAAAGCTTCTGCTTGCTGACATTGGTTCCATCAACTTGCAGATCGATGAGATCGGTCTCAAGTTCGGTCAGGGCCATGTTATAGAGGCAATGACCACGTACCTGGAACTCTATGACCAGGGCCTGATCAAGAACAAGCTCACCAAGAACGGAGCCGACAACAAGCGGACAGAAGAGATTCATGGCAAAACACCCGCCAACTCTTTCTGGTTCGGTTCTCCTGACAAGCTTCTAGATGGAGCCAAGATTGAAGAAGCATTCTACTCAATGCTTGAGACCGGTTATGCCCGTCGCTCACTCTTCGCTTTTGGTAAACCCAAACGAGCAGCCCAGGAAAAGACTGCGGCCGAGATCTATCAAGAACTGATCAATCCTGCGACTGGTTCAGATATCGCAAAGTGGTCCACTCATTTCACCTATCTGGCTGATCCAGACAAGCATAACTGGCTTATGGAACTGCCTGATGATGAGGGGATCGCTCTACTTGAGTACAAAATCCACTGTGAAACTCTGGCAGACATGATGCCTCGGTACGACAGCATTCGTCGTGCAGAGATGATGCACCGGTACTTCAAAGCTCTCAAGCTTGCAGGGGCATTTGCCTTCATTGATGAGTCCTCTGTTGTCACCATGGATCACCTCAACTCAGCCATCAAACTGGTGGAAGAGTCAGGGGAAGCATTCAAAGAACTGCTCTCACGGGACAAGCCTCACATGAAGCTTGCAAAGCACGTCGCTGACGTGGACCGGGAACTCACCCATGCCGATCTGGTGGATGAGCTACCGTTCTATCCCAAGAGTGCCACTGCCCGTAACGAACTCATGGGTCTAGCAATCGCTTGGGGTTACCGGAACAACGTCATCATGCGGAAAACCTTTTCGGATGGGATCGAGTTCTTTTCAGGTGAGTCCCTCAAAGAGACTGATCTGAACTCTGTGAAGATCTCCTACTCAACCGACTATGCTGCTGGCTATACAGCAGATGAGGCTCCCTTTGATGAGCTTCACAGGTTGACCCAGTTGGATGGCTTTCATTGGGCAAACCACGCATTTCTGAATGAGCACCGCTCTGAAGACAATGTCATTCCAGGCTTCAATCTCCTGGTTGTGGATGTAGACGGAACAGCAGACATGGATCAAACCCATGCTTTGCTCGAAGACTACACGTTCATGACGTACACCACCAAGCGTCATACGCAGACAGAACACCGTTTCCGCCTGATCTTCCCAATGAACTATGAGCTTAATCTCGACCAGGAAGACTTTGACCAGTTCATCAAGAACTTCCTTCAGTGGCTCCCGATCAAGGTCGATGAGCAAGCCATGCAACGGAGCCGTAAGTGGATGACCAATCCCAAAGGCACCTATCATATAAACCATGGCAAGCTGGTGGATATTCTGCCGTTCATCCCGAAGACATCCCGCAACGATGCCTTCCATGAGCGGAACAAAGAACTGGCCAGCTTGGACAACCTTGAGCGTTGGTTCGCGGAACGTATGGCAAACGGCAACCGGAACAATCAGATGATCAAGTTCGCATTGGCTCTTGTCGATAGCGGAATGGATTACCTGACGGTTGAACGCAGTGTCATCGAGTTCAACGACAAGCTCACGGACAAGCTCGATATCAATGAGCTCAAGTCCACGGTGTTGGTCACAGCAGCAAAACGGATCGAAGAGAAGACCCCTTAATTGAGGTCTCTCCAATCTTACCTCTGAGCGTTTTTGCGTGAAGAACAAATCAAGAAAACAAAGGAAATCGTATGAGCCAGAACAAAAACATTGTTCTCATCATGGGCCGACCGAACACTGGCAAATCCAGTTCGCTTCGCAACCTGCCGATGGAATCGATGGTCTATCTCAACACAGACCTCAAAGAAATTCCCTTCCAGTCTCGTTTCGCGGCTGAGGCAGAAATCTCCAATGCAACCGACATCCTGGAATTCATTCAGGAGATCGAAACCAACCCCGGTATCACCGGTGCTGTGCTCGATACCGTCACCTTCCTGATGATGATGTATGAGCGCCAGAACGTCGCAACAGCCAAAGACACCCAGAAAGCCTGGGGCAACTACGGCAACTTCTACCGTGACTTCATTCACGCTATCAAATCTGGAACCAAGGACTATGTGATCCTGGCTCACGAAGACACCGTCTATAATGAAGCCACTCTTACAAACGAGACCAAGGTGCCGATCAAAGGTGCCGTGGGTAAAGTTGGCGTAGAAGCTGACTTCACCACCATTCTTGGAACCAAGCAAATGCCTGTGACCAAGCTCAAAAAGCACGAGAACGCCCTTCTCAACATCACCGATGAAGAAGAAGAGGATGGCGTCAAATACGTCTTCACCACCCGTGTCACCAAGGATCATCCTGGTGAAAAGATGCGTGCTCCCATTGGCTTCTGGAATCGGGAAGAGCTCTACATCGACAACGATGTCAACCTCGTCTTTGATCGCCTGAAGTCCTACTACGGCGCCTCTAAAGCCGCCTAACACACCACACCAATTCAAGCCAAAACAAGGAAACTCATATGAGTATGTTTTCCAATCTCACCACTGAAGGTATGGAAAAAGCAGAAGACGTCGTCGGTGGCGGCAACTTCGATCCGATTCCCACAGGCGTCTATGATGCAATCGTCAAGCTGGCATATGCCATCACTTCTGCTGGTGGAGCCAAGGGCGTCTCCCTGATCCTCGACGTCGGTGGCAAGGAAGTCCGTGAAACCGTCTATGTTACCAAAAAGACTGGTGAAAACTTCTACATCGACAAAAACGACAACAAGACCCGTCGTCCGATGCCGGGCTTCACCACCATTGATGAGCTCTGCTTGCTGACCACTGAAACCCACCTCGCTGAAGTCGAGATGGAAAACAAGATGGTCAAAATCTACAACAAGGAAGCTCAGGGTGAAGTCCCGACCGAAGTTCCTGTTATCACTGCGATGCTCGGTCAGCCGGTCAAAGTTGCCCTGTTCCGTAAGATCGAGAACAAAACCCAGAAAGACACCAACAGTGGTCGCTATGAACCGATCAACGAGTCTCGTACCATCAACGAGATCGTGAAGTTCATGCACCCGGAAACTTCCCGCACTGTGAACGAGTACATGCAGGAGATCGAAGATCCGGTCTGGATGACTGAATGGACCAACCGTTTCGGTGACAAAGATCTGAACAAGTTCCAAGTCATTGAAGGTGGCGGTGCAGGCACTTCAGGAACCGGTACACCTGGTTCTGCAGGCACTTCCGGTGAAGCCACTCCGAAGAAGAAACTCTTCGGCTGATGCTCATCATCGGCATAGACCCAGGATTCAGTGGAGCAATCGCTCTACTGAACTCCGACACATGGGCGCTTGAGGTCCATGACATGCCGATCTTGCCTGGTTCCAATTCGAAGACAGAACTGAACTGCCACATGGTAGGAACGCTCCTGTCTTCGGATGAACCAAGGAGCATGGCTGTACTGGAAAAAGTCTGGGCTTTCCAAGGTCAAGGCATCTCCAGCGCATTCCGCTTCGGTGATTGTTACGGAGCTCTCCGAATGGCTCTGATCGGCCATGGTCATGAGTTCCACAATCCCACACCCAATGTTTGGAAGAAGCACTTCAAGCTTGGAAAAGACAAAGATGGTTCACGCAAACTTGCCTCTGAACGCTTTCCAGCCAATGCTGATCTGTTCTCCCGAAAGAAGGATGATGGACGAGCCGAAGCTGCTTTGTTGGCTCTCTACGGCAAAGAGAAACTTCTCTAACCTATTCTAATAAGAAAGAAAAACACATGCAAATCACACTGAACCAAGACGAGATCAACTCGGCCGTTGAAATGTATCTGCACAGCCAGATCAACATCGCAGAAGGCCAAAAGTTCTCGATCGATTTCACCGCTGGCCGTGGACCCAATGGTCTCACAGCTGCAATCGATATCCGGTCTGCAGCTCCCGTTGCTGCTCCTGAATCGGCACCGACCCGGACTGCACCGAAAGCAGTAAAAAACACTCCTGCTCCTGCTGCTGAACCGGAACCGACCCCTGAGACTGAAGCTCAGCCGGAAGAAGCAGAAGAAGAAGCTGAACCGGATGTTGGCACCGACAGCACTGAACCCGAGACCTCAGAAGAAGATGAAGCTCCGGCAGAATCCACTTCGGGCAAATCGATCTTCGGTGGCAAAGCTGAAGCTTCCGCTTCGAAGCCTGCTGGTGGCAAGTCGATCTTCTCCAAGGCCAGCTAATCAGCTGTGCTCTGGAAAACAGTCATCGGTCTTTATCTCCTCGTCATCGGGTTGCTCGTTTCAAACGTGCTCTCGATGGCTTGGATGATCATTGTGCAGATCGGTGCTATCGCCGGTCTGCTACTCATCGGATCGATTTGTTATCAAGGCGTCACCGATAAAACGCCCAATGATTCAAACGATCCACTTGGTTGAACCAGGTAGGACTCCCCTCAAATAGAGGGGAGCCCAGCCGGTCACACTGAAGATGTGAAAATCAACACTAACCACACGAGGGGGAAAACTGGAGTAAGCGTCGATGCTTCACACGTATGACCCTTAACCAATGTAAGTAACCCCAAGACTAAATAAATGTGCAGTAGGGAACTGTGAACCGGATGATGACGACCTCGACGGAGGTGGATCTGGTTGCGAGGGAAGGTGCTCTTAAGAACGTGTAGGATATCATGCACGTACCACTGAGACCCATTACCTGCTTAACCCGCTAACCGCGGAGGTTGGAGATAGCTCAATGTGAGCCTGCACTTTCATTCAGTCTTTTGTTTCCATGACAGTTTTCTGGGTAGCCTGAGCGGTCCGTGGAGGGCCGGTTCTTATCGGAGAGCGATCCCTTGGTGCCGATACACCTTGGCAGACTCAGGCCCCACAGAAAGCTGTCATGGCGCTTTATTGGTTCAATTAAGTATGAAAGCGCCCCACCCTTCACCACACTTATATGTCCAATAATCTTGTATTATCGGACATCAGAAAAAGGTATCAAAACTATGAAAGAACCTTCTATATTCACACTGATTGGTCTTGGGTTAGGCTTTCTTTTTGGTGCTGTTGTTGGCTTTATTGGCATCACTCAAATGGCCATGGATACCTACATGAACTTAGGAAAATCTCAAATTTCTTGGAGGATTAACCAGCCCTCTCTTGAAAGATGTGTTTCCTTCCTTCGTGACAGATCATTCGATACTGAACAACAATGGACTGCTTGTGCTTACTTCATCGAACAAGTGATTGAAGCGGTTCAATAAAAAGGAACCACCATGAATACTCCAACAATCAAATTTCTTGACGGTCATGTCTACGGACACAAATGGCTCTGTGTCATCAATGATGGTCCAGGTCACTCTGGACTTGGAAACACCCAGGCTGAAGCTCTCATTAACGCTGGAATCGCGTGGCATGGTTATGAAGATACACTCAAGGCCAAATACAATCCCGGCAACAAATTCTTTCTTCGCAAGAACGGCTATTACTTCCGTCCTGGAGCCAAAGGCTACACCGGCACACATCTGAAAGCTGGCCTCTTCTCTCAGGAAGAAGCTGAGGCATATGTTGCCCATAGCGAAGGTGTGACCATGCACCACGCACCAGTTTGAACCAAGGAGGGCCAGAGATGACTGACGTTCAGGTCAAAAAACTGCAATGGTCGCACGACATTTTGACAGTTGATGTTTGGAACGACGACCGCACAGAGCGCAAGTCTGTACCGTCGAGTGAGCATTGGAGTGCCGCCCCACGGTTCTTGGCAAGCGACTTTAACATCACAAAGATTGTTGACCCTCGCGTGAAACGTAAATTGGGCGTCACGCTTAATATCGGAATGAAAGATCATACCTATCCCGATGTGGATAGCGCCATGGCTGCGGCACAAGCTGAGTTTGAGCGCCGCGTGATGACTTTCATTGAATCTAAGGAGCAGTCAGGTGATTGATCCTGGCTCCTTATACTCATTCAGTTAGGGCGTGGCTAAGTGCATAACTAGCCTACTTGCAAGGCGTCCTGTCTCTCTTCTCGTAGTCATCCATATGGCTTCATGACCCAGTGGCTCTTGAGAGAGACAAATATTCTGTGACAGTCTGCATTGCAGTCGTGGCTGTCATAGATGTAGGGGAGGATGGCCTTTCACATCCTTCCCTACCCTATTCAGTTCACCAAGCTATTCCACGGGTTCATGAAGATCCCGTTTACACCCATTTCAGGCCCAATCGCGTATCCGAGGCGATTGTCGAGATAAGCCCCCAGACCTGAACCAGTTACAACTGTGTCAATGTCTGCCATCGGACCTACCCCACCAGCATAGAACAGAGCGGAGGCTGGCCGTTCACGTACCATCCGAGCCATGATCTTCATGATCCGGATCTTATAGTTCATGAACCAGAGCATGCCTGTGCTTTCCAGGTAATCCCGATCTCGACCAGACAGGCGGTTATAGTTCACGAACTCTTCCTTGATCACATCCATCGCTTCAGCTTCGGTCTTGCCTTTCACTTTTGTCAGGTGATCGTAGAGCACAGCCTTGGACACAAAGTCCCCATACTGGACAGCCCGGTTGAGACCTTGGAACAATGCAGTGTCTTTGGTGATGGCAAAGTTCTTGAATGCTGTCTGCACGCCACCAGGCAGCCTGTCAGCAGCCTTCTCAAAGAAGTCACTGAGCTTCCCTTCCCGAATGGCCTGATCGGCTTCAGTGAGGCTCTCAGAGACTGTTGAGAATTCACCGGCTTCCAGCAGAGGACGAATGCTCAGCTTCTGATTGGCATCATCGAGCATTCGCAACTCAGCAGTGATCCGACGAGCTTTGCTTGCATTTTCGATGTTGGCTGCCAGTTCAGCGTTCAGTTCCAGAATACGCTCCTGGTTCTTTACATACTGATTGATCTCAATGAACTTGGCTCTCTGTGCCTTGACCAGCTCTACCGGTCCTACACCCCATGTCAGCAGGTGCAGGTTGTTGGACAGCAAGTTCTCCCAGATCACAGTCATCGATCGAACCACGATTGTGGTCTTGGCATAGGACACCAGATCACCAATTCCGTCTTCAGCTTTGACCATGTACTTATAGGCATCCTTGCCCATGACAGCTGTAGCAGCCGTCACCAAAGCTTGCTGTGTCTCAGGAGACCAACGAGACGTTCCTGTGAAGGCATCCCGGACAGACGCTTGGTGGAAGCCCAGTGCATCATTCACCAGATCTTTGCGAACCATGAGAGTATCACTCTCATTGAACACATCACGAGCAGCATCTTTGATCCCGAAACCCATGGTGTTCCAAGCATCTCGAATGACAGCATCTTTGTGCTTGGGATCCGCCACATTGGTGAACTGGGTCCGACGCTCTTCAGGGCTTGCTTCATCCCACTGAGCTTTCAGGGTTTGAACCAAGGTCTTGTTGTAGCGATCCGACATGGTTTCTTCCACGATACGGCCAGACCAGGCACCGAGCATCCGAGCCATGTGCTTGTCTTCCTGCAACGCTTCCCGACGCTTGGGGTCCATGGTCAGCTCATACCCGGTGATGTCTCCATTGGCGCCATAGACAGGAACCATGACTTCACCATTGCCCGGTGCCAGATCGTTGTTCACTCGCTTCTTGGCTCTCTTTGCCAGTTCAGCTTTCCGACCGGAGATGAACCCTGCCATCTCACCTGTCCGAGACACACCAGTTCGAGGATCAACACCTTGGAACGTAGCATGAACAGTCTGAGCTACACCCTGACGATATGCAGACCGACCACCCACTGTGGACTGGTAATATCCACGGCTGCCACGGTAGTTCTCCTGAGCATCTCCTTCGTAGTCACCAACACGTTCGTAACCGAGTTTCACCATCTCTTTGAAGTCTACGTCGTCTCGAACAACCAACGAGTTGCCAGCAGCAGCCGTCACAGGAGCATAGCCTTTCCAGCCGTTGATCCGAGACACAGCCCCATCTTCTCCATCAGCAATACGCTGTAGCTCCAGACCTTTGGTAGAAGCCTGATACCCAATGATGAACTTCAGGCCTTCCTCTGCGGTATTGGCCAAGTCCTGCAATGTGTCCTTGGTCTCTTGGCTCACCTTGTCCAACGCATAGAGGGTTGTCAGATCGTCAATGGCTTCGATCAGATCGGGTGTGATTTCAGAACCAACCTGAACACCTTCACCGTAGAGATTGGCGATGGCTTCTGCATTACGTAGCAGATTGGTTGAGATGGCTTCCTTGTTGACCATCCAGTGTGCAAGTGCGTTGGCTTTCTTCTTGTAAAGGGTCCCGTTGTTGCTTGCCAATTCGGAAACCAGTGCCTCTGCTCGTTTGATCTTCACAGGCAGTTGGGTCAGGTCTTTCAGCAGGGTCAGAGCCTGCTTGTTACCCAATGTGGTCAGATCGGTCTGAGAGATGCCCTCGAACATCTGTGTCCACTCATCACGGGTGATCTTGCGAGTGAACTTCTCGGACAGGATTTGAGGGATCTTCTCCCGGTAATCCTGACGCATGGCATCGACATGGCTCTTCACCTTGTTGACCAGATCCATCACAGCTGCATTGGATTTGGTCACACCCTGCAGATCGGTCCAGATTTCTTGCAGAGCTTTGAAGGGCTCAAGCTCATTAAGCATGTAGGTCAGGCCATTGCCCACATCTTCCATGCTCTCTTTCGATCCCATAGCTGCAATCAGTTCAGCACTGACGAAAGCACCAGACTTGAGCACACCATCTGTGGGCTTTTGTTTGGACCGTAGGAAAGCCACTGCCTTCTTGGAACCACGATCCAGAAGAACAGACAGTTTCTGATCGAGCACTTCCTGAGGCTTCATCGCAATCCGGTCAGCTGTATGACGGCGCTCTACTTGATAGGTCGACAGAGCGTTTTCCAGAGCCAGAAGTTGAGTGTCCATCTTCTTGCCGGACTTCTTCATCGCAATGGCAGACTGAGTCAGATAGTTGATCGAGCTGTTGGCCAACCATCTCAGGGTGCCATCTACACTGCGCTCATACTCGACCATGTTCTTGGGTCCGTCCATCTCAGCAAGCTCAGCTTTGAAGCCAGGATGAACCATGCCCAATGCCACAAAGGTTGCCAGCAGGTCTGTCTGACCTTCACTGGTTTGTCGCAATCCACCTTTGCCGGCCAACACACTCAGTGATCCGGGCTTGGCATTCTTCAGCATGTGAGAGTAGAGCTCATAGGCTTTGCGCTGTGCAGCCGGATTGCTTTCAAAATCCGTCATCATGCCTGTGTGAATGCTCATGAATACAGCCTTCTCACGCTGGTTCATTGCAAACCCAAAGCTCTCGACTTGCTCAGCCGCTTTCTCGGCCATAGCAGTGAGGTCCCCTGCCCGCTTGACCACGGAGCTATCGCTCTCTGTGCTCATCGGATCATCTACACGACGGACAGCCGCTTCCAATGCAGACTGGATCCGACGCTGGAACTTGCTCTCCAGACGATCCAGATTGGTATCTTCTCCGTAAGCCTGTTCAAACACAGCTTGTGTTTCGGCTTCTTGCTTGAGCAGATCGAGATTGTTGCTGCCTTTGTCTTGGCTCTTGATGATGATCTCGCTGTTGAAACGGACCTTCTCAAACAGGGTTTTGCCCGGTCGAGTTTTGATCCCCAATAGACGACCCAACAGAGCCAGTACCTTGCGGCCGACATTCTGCAGTGGAGAGTAGACCTTGGTGTCCTGACCAATCTTGATCAGCTTCTGGTTCGACAAAGTCCAAGAGATGAACTCTGACATTGCAGCAGCTGGATCATTCGCCTTCTCTGTGAGCTGTTCCTTCAACAGATTGGCTGCCCGATCTTCAGCCGTGTCTTTGGTGAAGCTCATGTTCATGAAGAAGTCTTTGAGGTTCTCCAACCGGCCAATGGCATCTGCCACATAGTCAGCACTGTTCTCCGGGTCCGCATAGTGATCGACCAATGTCCGAGCCGTCTGTGTGTGCAGAGCTTCATGCAGCAGTGTTTCCGGAGACGCATTGGCAATGAACACTACTTTGTTCTTCGGATACATGGCACCGGCTTTGATGCTCACCGAGGAGTCAATTCCCAGATCAGACCGGATGTCTTCCAGGTCAGCCTGTTCACCGACATAGAAGGTGTAATCTGCAAGACTGTCTTGCTCAGACAGCAGCTTCCAGAACACAGAGTTCTGCTCACGACTTGCATCGTTGCTCATCTTGAAGACGTCTTGTGTCAGTTGGGAACCAGTAAGCTTGACCGCTTCTGTTCCTTCTACCTGCTCACCGATCTTCTTGAGCTGGTTCATCAGCTTGGCACTCGGCGCCTGAATAGTAGCTGCACGACGCTCTGTTCGAATACCTTCCCGAGCTTCTTCCAAAGCTTCTTGATAGAACTGGTTCAGCTTCTCAGCGATCAGCTCAGGATCAAACGGAACAGAACTTTCAACCACTTCACCTTCATTCATATGAGGCGCTTCGGCACCGGCCATGTGATCGATGTAGGCTTGGACTTTGGACAGGGCTTTCTTACGAGCCAGGTTCTGAGCCGACTTAGCTTGCAGTTGGGAACCAACACCAGAGATCAGATTGTCCACACCAGTCTTGTTGGACTTGGCCAGCTTGTTGAGCGCTTCTTTGCCTTTCTCACCCAACTCATCGGGTTTGAACTGACGCAGGAAGTTCTGATAGCCATCGTGAACCAATGTGGTCACGCTCTCTTCCTGCCATCCTTTCCAGACAGCTTGGTTGATCTGACGGGATGCACTGAAGACGTTGTCGAGAGCAATTTCCACACCATCGAACACCATCAGTGTCCGGTCCATATCTGCATCGCCGGCTTCAAGGATGTTGATGATCATCCTACCATCACCAGTACCAATCACCAGATAAGGCTGACCCTTCACACCCACGGCACCAGGCTTCGGAATAGTGGCACCACTGGACAACCGTTCCCGCAACGAAGATGAGATCTGGTTCTCGCTGGAGTATTTCTCAGATGCAACGATGTGGAATTCCTGAGCACCGTTGTTGTAGATCGGAGCCACTTGAGATGCTTCCACGAAAGCTGTCTCGTAATCCTTCTCACTCAGCTGGCTCTTCTTGAGACCTTTCTCGGTCCGGATACGCTCGATGGCCTTGTCATAGGCATCCTCGAAAGCAATTCCTTGGATCTGGGTTGCAGTCCGAACAAGCTCCATGGCTTCACGCAGGCCACCTGTGGCTTCGTCGATCGCTTCTACAAGGGCTTCCCCTATCGTCTCGTCGATCTGACCACTCAGAGCTTTCTCAAGAGGTCCCTCGATCTTGGATTTGATTGGGTTTTCCAGCAGTGAAATGATCTGGTTCCCAAACACAGCTTTCAGGGTATCAACCAGAGCCGGGTTCTCAATGAACTTCGGATGCTGATGCCACGGCTTACCGGACTCAGCGATGTCACTCATCAACGCATGCAGTTCGTCTTTGATGGCAGACGCCAGCTTGGATGCGATACCTGCTTTGCCCGAACCATAGAGCAACACCGTCAGAGGGTTCTTGATCAGGTTCCGGCCAATGTCGAGCTTGCCGTCTTTGAAGGAAAAACCTTTCAGGAATGTGTCCATCAGGTCAAAGATCACCGGAGCATTCTCAGCTGTGTACGATCCCAGGTTCCGTTCCAGGCTCTGTGCAGCCACTTCGTAGAGGTCTTCTTTGTCCCCTGTGTGTTCTGCATCGCCTTCGATGTACCGGTTCAGGCTCATCTCTGAACCAGAGACGATCAGACCACCCTTGGCCATTACTTTGATTTGATGGGGTGTGAATTGTCCAAAGCCCACGTTGATCATCGCATTAATCGGACCATCAGTCTTGCCGTCCGCTTCAAGAGCCAAAGATGTTTGGAAAATTCCTGCACCTTCTGGGTCATTTTCAAGCACGTATTCCATCTGGGCCACGGTCAACAGAGCGTGAACAGATTTCATAGAGATGTCTGCACCAGAGTTGATCAAAGCTGCTTCCAGTGCATCGGCATCTGTCATCTCACCAGAGATCATCCAGTCTTTGACCAGCTCCATGGCTGGCTTCAGATCACCGTTGAAGAGTTCCTGAATGTCCCGAACAGACTTTTCATGTGACTGCTTCTCGATACCAGGCTTGATATCAAATGCCTGTGCTGCAGCGAGCCAGATCGCTTTCACATGGTTCTCATTGTTGAGATCCAGTGTCGACATGGTGGAAGAGATCATTTCACGGGCAATCTTGTCACCCTGAGGTGTGATGTACCCTTCCTGCTGAAGACGTCCCACGCTCGAAATGTTCCACTTGAAGAACAGATCAGTCTGCTCAGCTGTCTTGCCCTGCTCTGCCGCATAGGCTTCTGCACGAGCATAGTGCTGATCGATCCCATCCAGAGCCCGTTCAATGGACCGGTTCTTGGACTGAATGCTGGTAGCATGCGCTTCATTTGTGGTCTTCGGATCGAAGTCACGGAACCCTGCCAGACGCTTGAACACGTCATCTCCCAAAGCACTACGAAATTCCATCATCGGTGCTACAAAGCGGTTTGGTGTGCTTTGGAGCCGTTTGATAACCTTCTCGGCAATCGGCTGAACTTCATTGAACCGCTGACGTGTGACAGAGCGAGGTGTCTCTTGAATTGGCTCAAAGAAGTAATCTGCTTCTGGCGCTTCCAAGAACACCTTTTCAAACAGGTCCTGTCGGCCTTTTAGTGCTTGAGTGAAGTCTTTGACCGCATCCACATCCTTGTTGAGTTGGATCGAGGTGTAGGTCCGCTTGGAGCCATTCACGTCATAGTCATACTGGGTGATCCCAATCCAGTCGGCACCTTCACTATCAGCCAGAGCTTCCAGCACGTTGGCAGCCATACCCCGGAAGATACCTTGAGAGAACTTCACCGGCTGAGACTTGTCAGCTGTGACGCCCATCAGTTTCATGGCGGAACCACTGATGTCATCGATCACTGACTGAAGCTGGATACCACCAAGGTTCACCAGCTGACGTTCAAAGTCAGTGACGGCATGATCACGGTTGCGGCCGAACCGCTTATTGATCTCTTCATTGTCCAGTTGCCGCGGCAAACGCGCTTCAGATTTCAGCATCCATTCCCCAACAGCCATGGTGAAGGCTTCGATCACTTTCGGATCAAACTGACCTTTCCCATCGACTGTGCTGCGGAAGTTGAGTGAGGAAGCGTTCTTGTATCCCAGAACGTCCTTGGTTCCTTCCATCAGGCTCTTGAGCCAGCCCATCTTCGGATTGAGCAATCCGTCTTTGGCCATCCCATCCAGATACTCCTGGAGCTTCGGAGCCAGAACATCTTTGAGGGTCTTCAGTTCATTGGACTGCTCTGCATTGAGCCCGGTCACTTCACGCAACAGGGTTTCCATAGGGCTGTCTTGATCTAGAAACTTGGAGCCATTTTCACGACGGCTGAAGGTCTTGAGGAACCAGTTGTTTCCGTTCTCTTTGATGAGGTTCGGGAACACATCTGCCAGAGACTTTTGTTCTGTCTCAGGTGTCTCTTCGACTTCGGCAATGGTGTCTGCTTCAGAGATCAACTCTTCCACATCCGCCTTGTCTTCAGCAATCACTTCAGGTTCCGGCTCTGCCTCCACCTTCGTGGTGCTTTCGACCGGCTCCTCTGCTTTGACTGGTTCTGACTTGGTTGGTTTGGGTGTGGTTTGCTTTGCTGTGGTACGCTTCTGAGCTTTTGCCTTTTTCGTCACAGCATCTTTAACAGCCTGCCCTTCCGGTGTGACTGCATCTGTCAAAGAAGCATCCGGCTTTGCGTCTTTACGAATACGACGTTCTGCCTTTTCAGGCTCAACTGGATCGGTCTCAATCGGTGCAGATTTGGATTCGGTGATTATCTGACTCAGCTCAGGAACATCAATCCGAGTCTCACCGTTGCTCACCAGTTCGGGATAAATCTCAGCCAGAGTGTTGTATGTGTTTGCCACTGCTGTTGTGTCCACATGGACATCACGAGCCAGAGCAACAGAGTTGGGAGAGTTCTTGTTGAACCAGGCTCCGCCCTCTTTGCGGAAGTAATTCTTGAACGGTCCGTAAGCTTCATAGCCAATACCGTCTGCTGCATTGGTCACGCCAGTATCTGCAGCTGTGTTGAATGCAACGGTCTTGTTCACTTGGGACTGCGCAAACTCACGCAATTCAACCAGTGCTGCGGCTGCTTCTTCTTTACGACCAATGGCCATGTTATCCATCACATTGCGGTAATGTTCCACAATCGATGGCATGTCATTGTTCTTGTTGCCGGTAGACAAGATCTGTTCACGCACCATGGACTTGGTGTTGTAGGAACCACCTACCTCTTCTGAGAGAGACGCTTTTGCTTTGTCAGCCTCGTCGAAGATCTTGCGAGCTTCTTTGCCTGCAGTGAACTCCTTTCGAAGAGCGTCGTTCTCACTCACCTGTTCCAGAACCATGTCATACTGGCTCTCATCGATGGCCAGAGTATTGTACCGGCTGATTGTACGGTAGGCCTGCAGAGTTGCAGCATCAGCATTCTCAGTAAGAGGAAACACTGCATTGATCATCTCAGGCTCAAGAGTACGGATGATCTCTTCAGCACGCTTCACTGCCGGAGAAGACGTCAGCTTGTTCACGTCTTTCTTTAGTCGACCAAAGCGAGAACCAGTCTGATCTCCAGCTTCCAATGACTGAACCAGTGCATTGCTCTCATCATTGTCCAGCGACCGGAGTGCATCGAAGGACTCCATCACAAGCACAGCTGCTCCCAGACGATCTACCGGAGCGATTTCTTCATTGGTGATGATCGGAGAGACTTCGTTGATGAGCGAGTATCGATCGACTTTCCCGGTGGACTCTTTCACTTGAGCCAGAGCAGGCAAGCTCTCGATGTAGCTGTCAGCATCTTCATCTGGCAGATACAGGGCTTCCTGTACTTTGGTATCAAGTGCTTTGATTTGCTCTGGTGTGGTTTCATTTGCTGCCACTTCAGAGATCACAGCTGCATCCTTGCGCATCTGCTCACTGGTTCCAGAAACGGCTTTCTGACCAACTGGGCTGGCATCATCAGTTGCCTGCTCGATAGAATTCATACGAGCTTTGAACCCGGCTTCTGCTGCTCGACCTGTGGCCTTGGCTGTCTCAACAACGGCTGTGGCTGCTGCTCCAGGCGCCTGCATGACACCGGCTGTTCCCAATCCACCTGCGGCACCCATGGCAGCTGCTTCACCAAGTCCATCTGTGATCTCACGTTCAAAGCCTGCAGCATTCACACCCACATTCGAGGCAGCTTGGTTCGAGGCTTCTTGTAGAGCTTCTTCACCGGTCTCCAGAGCCACTGTCTTGCCTGCACCAGCGCCGGAACCAACCTTACCGGGAGAGGCTTCGAACGCTCTGCTGATACGACCTGTCAACAAACCGAGAGTGGCACCAGTCAGTTCTGCAGGGCGGCCTGCCATCTCGATGAGTTTGGATCGTGCCTGATCCGGATCCATCCCGTCCTCAATCATCTTCTGATATTCAGGAGACTGCATCAGCTCTTCTTCGGACATGGCCAGAATTTCTTGACGAGCCTGAAGACCAGCACTTCCACCTTCAGTGAGAGCAGTAACTGTGGGTACCAGACGAAGAGCTTCTTCTTGAACCAGTGCCTGACCAGCATCCCTTTGTATCAGATCACGAGCTTCTTTTTTGGTCATTCCTTCGGCAACAAGCTTTCGAGCTGTGTTTGCACGAGCCAGACCTTGAATGGTCTTTGCTATTGGGCCAAGTGAGCCAATACCTTCAGCAACAGTTTCCATTGCCGTATACGGATTGTCAGCAAGGTTTGCGATTGTGTCACCAAACTTCTTGGCTTCAGTGATGGCCTGATCCACGAACCCTTTGGTCTCGCCAGCTTCGAATTCTGCATCCCGATCTTGCTGATCCAGGGATTGTTCCAAAGCAAACTGGTTCCGCATCTCAACAGACCGATCCGACTTCAGTCCGTCTACTGCTTCATTGGCCCAGTTCAATCCTTCTGCAGCAACCTCACTCAGAGGTGTCTGAGCCTGGCCATGAATTTGCTCACCCAGAGCACGAGGACCGGCTGTTACGGCATCCCATGCAGAGGCAGCGATCGATCCCATGGCTCCAGCTGTGTTCATAGCTCCTTTGGTAACAGACACTGCGGTATCGTTTGCAATGTCTACTGGCTCACCTGAGCTTTGCTTGAAGGCTTCCAGATCACGATACTGTTGAAGGTATCCGGCACGATTCTGAACCACCTCAAAGCCATATTTTGCAGCGATATCTGTGTCGCTGGCATTGGTCATGTCTCGCATGAACTCATCTTGGGAAATGGCATTGCCATTCTGCATGGCTGTAGCCAGAGCCCACTGATCCTGCTGAGAACCAAACTGAAGCTTCTTGGCGAGTGAGGTGTCTTCCACCTGTGCCTGCTTTTGATTTGATTTGGTTTGGTTCACTTTGGGTTGGTTTCCAAAGTTGAGATCGATGCCGGACATTATTGTTCCACTTCTTCAACAGCAAAAGGGAGCCCTAAGGCTCCCTATGCGTATCTTTTACAGAAGAGTGTGTAAGCAAGCTTTGCTTATCAATCGTATGCCGAACCACCCCTCAGCTCTGACATAAAACGATCCCAGAAATTTATCCCTCTATTTCCTGGGTTGGCTGCAATGCTTTGTGTGTAGTCCACGCCTCGTGCGGTTGAAGTATTGGCTACTCCATCAGCAGTCGGACCCATTGGGAGAGCCAAGGATTGATTGGGGTTCTGTGCCGCTTGTTGAGCTGCGGCTTGGAACGCTGCATCTGCTTGGCTTACTTCGTCTTTACGACTTTCTTTTTCAATCATCAATCCGTCTACCGGGGCAGCTCGGCGGTACTTCACGAAGTCATCAAAGAGTTCTTTTGCGTCTTCTTCAAACTCCCGTGCCTTTTCAGGTTTACCATCCCGTGTTGCTTTGGCAGCCTGCTCCAGCAAGCGTTCATACTTGCTTTCAATGTCTCCAATGTTCCGGTCTTCCCGGAGATAGGCCTGACGAGCACTCTCAAGACGATTGCGCTTTTTTGGGGTAGACATAGCAGCAAGACGTTGTGCAGCAGCTCGTTCATCCACTTCGAGCTTACCATCAGAGAACCAACCGCCATCTGTGAGAGACTCTTCAACAACACCGGCAATCACTTCGGGAGGTAGATCAAACTGCTTGTTCAGTCTTTCATATGCCGACACAATTGAGTTCCGGCTCTCGTTGAGTTCCGGCGACTCAGCCTTACCGCTGAACTGCCCTTCAATCACATCAAGAATTGGGTTTGAGCTTCCCTCAAAACGATCGATCGATGTTGCCCAAAGACGAGTATCTGCGTCAGCACCAAAAGCGATGTTCATCTCAGCACGACGGCTGTCCAGGCTTTCACCCAACTGATTGAAGACAGGTTTTGCAGCCACTTCACGACGAGTTGTGTCTGAGATTGCCCACTGAGCTGGATCAACCTTGTCTAGTTCTGCCAGAGCAAACTGTTCTGCATCAGGAGCCAGACCCATTCGGATAATATGTCCTTTTGCTTCTTCCAAGTTCAATGAGCCATCTGCCACAGTGTTGGCAACTCGACGTGCTTCGCTTTGGAGTGCTGCGGTAGCATCTGCTTTGTTTTGAGCTGCAATCCCGCGTTCACGTTGATCCAGTGCAAACTCCCGATCGATCCGGTTATCATTCCAGCTTACATCAGCACGTCCCGCATCACGTTCCCGCTGATCCAGTTCGAATTGTCTATCAATGCGACTGTCATACCAATTCACATCATCCCGTTCAACCCCAAGTTTCCGCTGATCTAGTGTAAACTCCCTATCAATCCGACTGTCATACCACAGTGCATCTTCACGAGCAGCTTCAACAGGACGACGTTGAGCATCCCAAGCTGTGTCAGCCAAAGTCTTTGCAGTTCTGGCCCGAGTACCAGCAGTGCTTGCTTGAGTGTTCTGATCCCCAAGCAATGTAGTTCGGCGGTTCTGGAAAAAGTCCATGGCTTCTGCCGTCATATCCTGAGGATTGAACAGACCGCCATTTGCAGCAGCTTGAGCCAAAACATTAGGGTCAGTGATCCCCAATGCTTTGGTGATGGCATCATTTGATGCAGTTTCCTTTTGGAGATTGCGATAATCCCCGGCCAATCCGGCCAGGGTTCCAAAAGCTTCCGAGAACGAATCCCCAGCCTGACGTGTCCCCATGAGAGCATCACGAAAATCCGGGGCAGCGACGTTCTGCCAAGTAATACGTCCACGCATGGTTTAGCCTCCCAGCCGATGCTTTTCGATGTAGGCTTCGGCATCCTGTTGAGCGGTATCAGACGCAGAGTAAGACGCACGAGCATTGGCTCGATCTTCCAGAGCCATGTTAAAAGAGGTCCGCTGATTGTTCAGGTTCTCTTTGTAGCTCTTCTTCTGGAAGTCCAACGAGTCACGAGCCAGCTTGTGGGACTGGAATGCCGAATAGAGTTTGCCCAGTGTCGAGATGCCACCAAAGATGGTCTGCATCTTGTTGGCCATTGGCATGGTTCCCCATGTCATTCCCTGAGCCAAATTTCCCGGTGCAGTCTCAGCAGTTGGCACAGACCAGTTCGCAACAGCATCTGGAGTGAGCCCAACACCTGTATTCATCCCAGGAGCTGATGGCATAACACCAGGCACCGAAGGTACTGTCGGAGCAGCATTGGCAGCCGGGGCAGGGCCTGCAGGCATTCCCATGTTGTAGGGCTGGCCGTAGTTGAACATCGAGTCCAACCCGGATCCTGCCGGTTGAGCGGGGATTAGATTAAGTCCCATATTTCACCTCATGTCTCCTTACGTGGTGTGATTTGGTGTGATGTCACACCATTTAGACAAACGCCTTTGGTAGCCTCAATGAGATCTCAGCAAAATCCGAGATCATGTTCTGTGATATTTTAACGACGTCAGTTCCTGTCAGCAACGTCCTGCTTAGGAACGCATCCCGAGACTCTCCATAATTCAAAGAGGCATCCTGAATAATGCTGAAATCCAGTTCGACACCAGTGGAACCAAGTACCTTCTGTGTCAGGTCCTGCATGTCTTCAAGCTCTTGAGCGTAATCAGCACTCAAGTCACTCAGGTCTCCCTGCATCTCAACAACCTCGGCAGCCATAAACCGAGAGATTGCATCAGAAGCTGCATCAGCCAGTTTGAGGATATTCTCTGCCCTCATCATCTGGCTCCAGTCTACGCTGAAGGTATTCGTAGTGGTGTTGAACGATCCATAGCTCATGACCACAAACGAGGCGATGGTTCCGATCACAGCACCAATCTTCTCTCCGAACACAGCTGTTGAACCAGTTGAGATGAGTGTTGTGATGACAACAGCAGCCAGAGCATTGGCAATGGCACCAGCAAGGGCAGCAGAGAAAGCAGTGGTCATCCCTAGTGAAATGCCAACGGCGACATTGGAACCAAGAATACCAGAGGCTGCGGCTCCACCCAATCCAGGGATAATCACACTCAGAGCAGCAGCAACCACCACAAGCAAGATCTTGAAGACGGTCTTCTCATACCACTTCTGTCGAACACGCTCATAGCTGTTGAACACAATGTGGCTCACACTGCCCGACATACGGGTAGCCTTAGACATTCCCATTTCAGTCAGGGTAGGGGCATGCAATGGAATTATGAAACCAGTTTCATCGGTTTCTTCCAGAGCTTCCTGAGCCGTGATCTCAACAGCTTCTGTTTTGTAGACGAAGTTCTCATGCTTGAAGCCAACGATCTCAAGCTGAGTGTACGTGAACTCCCCAGTCTGATGGAACAAAAAGATACGGGGAAGATCCACTGTCTTCCAAAAGTACCTTTCTACATATCCATCTTCGCCTTGGCCTACTCTCTTGTACCGGGTCTCAAACTGATAGGGAGAACCAACATGAATGAAGTAATCACCTTTCTTTGCTTTGGTGCGGTTTGGGTCCCCATCAAAGCGATTACAGTTTCCAACTCTTTGGCTCTCCGTCATGAAGCACCATGACAGACGCTGACGAAGATTATCCAAAGCCGGGGAATTCATCTCAAACGTATTGAGGGGAGGAACCGTAGCCACTTCCTGAGGTTCTTCGGGAGGCTCTTCCCCAAAGTTCCAACCAATCCCTTGCTCTTGTCGACTAAGATACCGTTCCCATTCCAGGCGAGATCTTTCAGCTGCAACTACACGGTCTTTGAACGTGTCATACTCCACCTTGGTAGCAGACTGTGTGTTTTTCAGCTGAGCCAGGAACTTGTAGAGATACTCTTTGGCTGTCTGGTTCTGGGTGTTGAGAGCCACTCCCATCGTGATGAACGCGTAGTCAATATCATCAATGTTCTCGTTGTCTTCCACTGTGTCGAGAAGATCATCGAGCTTTTGTCCGGTCAGTTTTTTGTAGGCTGTCTTTGCGATGGCATATTCGGCCGTGTAATCCTCATGCCGCAAACTCCGGTTTCTCAACCGAACAGGCAAGGATGGATAGAACTCTGTCATCACCTGAGATGAACCAGTCAAAGCATCCAAAACAGCATTGCCCGATCCCATCCGATACACAAACAAGTCGAGAGAGCTCTCAGCCGCTTCCTCATTAGTCTCACCTGGTTCCACCACCGTGTACGCCACGTAGAGAAGCTTGCGTAATTCTAAGCCAGTCTGAGGCGCCGTAGCCCAAAGCAAATCACTAGGGGCAGCAATGTCGACGCTCACCTGCCCAGGCAAGTTGATCCTGATCGTGTTGGACGCATCAATGAACTCAGCGAACCAATCATCTCGCTCCAGATCAGGGTGGTTCTTTCCTACCCAGTCTTCGGCCCAATAATCGATCTCACCCACATCGATCTTTGCTGCAGCGATCCTGAGGATTTGATCTTGGTTCAATCCCAACAGCGTCGATACCGGAGCCACGATGTCTTGAGCTTGGACAGTGGTGAAGCTGTTGACTGAACCAGTGATCATGTAATCAGAATGGTTCTCTTCCATGAAACGAAGAAACCGCTTCTGAGACACAACTGTCCCCTGCGTGATAGACTGGCTCAAGACCTTACCGATCTGATCCGTCCGGTCTGCAAGCACTGAACTTATGATTGCTGACTTCACAGGGTCTGGCTGGGAACTTTCATCCCCAGCCAGGTTATAGGCACTCGACGCAACGACGGTGCTTATCTTGTCAGCAAACAGGCCCATTAGATGCCCAAGTTTGTCCGGACATTACCCATCACAGAGTTGACGGCACCTTCATTCAGGCTTGAAGGTGTGAGGGTTCCTTCGTCAAGAGACTTGGTTGTAATCCACACATCAATAAGACCCTTGGCAACCTTCCACTCTTGGTCACGCTGGTAGCTTTCAATCTGCTGAGAGTGCAGCTCTTTCTGCTTGCCAATAGAACCATTCACAGGAGAGCCATCCGAACGAGTGTCTTTGGTCTGAGCCCGGTTTGCTTCCCACTGCTCGAGCAGATTGTCCTTCTGGACAGGCTGAATGAACGTATGCGTGAAGTCCTTGATCTCAGTATCGGCAGTAGTGTTTGCCACCTGTGCCGGGAGTACGTTTTCGTGCGTGTAGACCTTGTTGTTTGTATCTGCTTGGATACCTGCAAGCTGTGCCGGCAGGATTGCAGAAGTCTGATAGAGCACCTGATCTTTGTCTGCTGTTAGCTTAGAGATTTGTGCTGTTGCTGTCTCAACCTGCTTCGGCAACACAAACTCAGTCTCGTACTTTGTTTGTTCAGATTGCGCTTCTGTCAGGCACCGCTTGGCATCCTCAGTAGCGATCATCAGCTTGGTGTGTGCATATTGAGCAGAGGCTGTCTTGGCCAGAACACGTTGACGAACCAGATCCGCCTTGGTTCCCTCAAGCTGTACCTTTGCCTGAACCACACCAATCTCAGCTGCTTCTGCTTGTTTCTGAACCAGGAGAGATTGGTAGTAGGCATTGTCTTTCTGCAGGAGATACTGAACAGCTGCACTCATGACGGCTGTGGTCATTGCCACATAGGTCTCTGAATACATCGCTGAGCTGATACGCCCTGCTGCGAACTCTTCATGGAGATGCCGCTTGTTGGCTTCCATGAGAGCATCAAACATACCTGCCCCGCCAACCTTACGTTCTGTGAGGTCAGCTTCCGTCAGCTTATCCGCGGTCTCGTAGACTGCGTTGTTGCTGGTGTCAGGGATTTGAAACTGTGGGTCTGTAAGGTCGATGACTGGAAGAGCAAAGTCCGTTGGATCAACCAGATTATTAAAGAGAGTGTTGGCTGCTACATCACTGCCGCAAGTGGTGCTGGACATGTTTACCTCAATTCCAGTTATTTATAAGGGTAGGGGAGCCATTGGCTCCCCTACTTTTTAGGTGAAGTTTGCTTTAACAGCCCACATTGCGGCTTGCTCATAGTTGGTAAGGGCAATGCTACGTTCACGGTTTGCCGGTACGTTCTGTTCGATGTACTTTAGGAGATCTTCGGTCTTGGATTTAATCTCTTTTACAACATCAGAACCAGAAGGGTTAAATTCAGGCAGTGTACTTGGTTTGCTCATTACTCAATCCCAGCCGATGCAGCCTGTTGGGCAGCCAGCTTCTTGAGCTCTTCCGGTGTCAGGGGCGGAAGCACTTCGATGTTGAACTCGTTGACCCAGCGAGAAACCGGCAAACGCTGCTGACCATTCTTGGACTTCTTGACCTTGGTCTGCAGGAACTGACGGTTTTTGAGCTCTTTGTAGAGGATGTACGGGATGTGATATCCGTTGTCGGTCTCATCACCAAACGGGATCATCTTAGACACTGTACCCAGATACTTGGTCCGGACCGTGACGAATTCGCCAGTGATCTCAGACTTGTTCGGGTTCATGTTCACGATACGGCAGCGAACCAGTTTCAGCTGTTCAGCACGCTGTTTCTGGCGAATGGCCATCTTCGACGTGAGCTTGGGAGCAGCAACTTCTTCTGTCTCTTCGTCCGGTTTGTTCTCGGCCTGTGCTTCAGCAATACGAGTACGCAGCGAGTCTATGCCGATGTTGTTCGAGTAGGTCACACCAAGCAGATCTGCTTTGCGCTTCAGGCCAGCCAGAAGCTCTTCCTTGGTCGGCTGGTTCTCGATGTTGTTCTGATCTTCAGGGGTGTTTGTTTTGTCTTCAGACATTGTGACGGTCCTATAAGGGAAAAATTGGGGGAGGTGGAGAAGGGCCTAAGCCCTTCTCTCATTGGCTCAGATTAGATCTTGGCCAGGGTCTTCACGACAGCCAGACGCTCCGGACGGAGGATCATCGTACCGTGCCACCAAGCGATCGAGCTGAAGCCCATCTTCCCGTAAGGATCGTTACGGTCAGCGGTCTTCTCACCCGGCTTCTTGGTGATGATCTTGAACTTCATCGACTTACCACCGGTCTGGAAACCAATGGTAGTGAACGAACCACCGCCAACGACGAGCATCGGGTAGATGTTGTACTTCTCACCAGCACCCATGTCGGAGGTTTCGTAGCCAGGGTTCGATGCAGTTGCAGCAGCACCAGCAGCAGCCCAATGCAGCATTTCCGGAACCACGACGATACGGAAGTGATCGACAGTACCAATCTCACCGTTCAGAGTGGTCTGAGCAGCTGCATACTTGTGGACCGGAACGAATGCCGGATCATTGAAGAGGTCAGTCATGCCCTTAACAATCGATTCCAGTTCGGAACCAATGTAGAGGACACGGCCAGCACCAATCGTATTCGTGTCGATCATACGCGAACCGGTGATGACTTTCGTCTGCATCGGAGTGCGGTTGTCGTTCAGAATACGGTTCAGAGCCATCAGGTCTTCGTAGGTGGCAACTGCCGGATCAGCGGATTCACCAGACACTGTGACGTTCGATGTGGCGTCACCAGTCCAGATAGTGATACCTGCACCTGCCAACAGTTCTTTCTGCAGCACAGCTTCGGACAGCTGAGTTGCACCCGTCACCATCTCACGGGAGAGGTGCGAATACAGATCTTCGTCCGAGTCGAACTGGATGCTGTCTTCCGAGAACTCATGGAAGAGACCGAAGTTCTGCATGGTTCCTTCGATCTGGATACGGGTGAAACCAACGCGGTTCACACGACCACCATTCTCGGTGAGCGTCGGAAGACGACCATCGATGGTGCCGATATCCTTGGACGAGCCATACAGGTTACCGTTGGCATACGATGCACCGTTCGCATCAAGACCTTGGTCGTTGACGTTGCGATCATCGAGCAGAGGCATGTAGTGGTAGACTTTGATCGTCTTACCATAATGCTTCGGCATGTTGGTCACATCGGCCAACGGGGAGAAGAACATTTCTTTGGCAGCCTCGATAAGAGCTTTTTTCTGCCAGAAGAAGGTGTTCATTTGAGTGGAGCCAGCGCCTTCGATAGACGACTGTGTTCCACCAGCGGGATCATTGTAGGTTTGCACTTGGCGATTTCCTTACGAACTTGGGGGACGGGTCATCCGCATGATCTCTTCGTCCGACATGTTGACCGGATCGAAGGGAGCTTTCGGTTGACCAGGATTTGACCGAGGGGAGGCTGCTGCCTGTACCCGGTCGCTGTTTGCCAATTTCGCTTTCTGTGTCGCTGTGCGTGTCTCGACCATTTCACGAGGCTTCGAAGTGGTCTCTGCAGGGCCAGCCGAAGATGTTTCGGTGGATGCGGGGATCAGTTCACCACGGGAATGGAGGTAGTCTCCAACAGCTTTGTAAGCGTAGATAAATGGCTCGCCTTCAAAGGCGCCCAGCATCTTCTGTCGATCAAGTTCAGCGGTGATCTTGTCGTAAATTCCATTCTGCCGCTGTTCGTGGATCAAACCGATGATGCTCGGTTCTTTGAACACTTCCTCTTTCGAGGCACGATCCCACTGCTGGTTGATGACGTTTACAGTTTCGCTTCCACCTTCTTCACGCTTAATTGCGTTAAGGGTTTCTGTGAAAGTGTATTCCTCATCACTTACAGAGTGGTTGGTTGGTTGGTACTTCGGCTCTTCCGACGTATCGAGATCGAGGGGATCGATCTTGGAGTCATGAAGGAGCTTCTGTATGGCCGCAGGGTTGCGGTCATTCACGTCGATGAGGAAGTTGAGCTTCCCTTCATCAAGCAATCCTTTCTTCTCAAGCATCTTCATCATGCGAAGGTTCGGCTTGAGTTCTGCCATCTTGCGATTGTAGCCCGCACCCATCTGCATCAGACGGATGACTTCATCCGGATCTTTGGGTGTGAACTCTTTGCCGTTCGCTTTGAACGGAGCCATGATGCGCTTGTACGCATCCTCAGGAGAGAGACTGGATCCGCCATTGCCTTTGGTCTCGGCAGGTGTTTCGGTCTTTGTCTCTGCTTCTGTGGTTTGCTTTGATTTGGTGTGACTGTCTTCTGAACCAGGAACAGTGGCAGCATCTTCAGCAACGTCTTCAGCGTTCTCCTCAGCAGTCTCTTCTGCCGGGGTCTCTGCGTCCGGAGCTTCATCACCCCCTTCAACCGGATCAGCTTCTTCAGATGGTTCTTCTGTTTTTGTGTTCAGAGATGCTTCGACAGTATCGTCTTCATCAAAGTCATCAGCAAACAGACCACTTGATCCTTCAGGAAGGGTAGGGGTCTCTTCTACTGTATCATCGACGGGAGCCTGCTCCGCTTCCGAGCCTTGGGGGCTCTCCAGCTTTGCAAACTCCTCGTCTGTCATGTTTTCATAATCAGGAGTGCTCATGTCAGATTACTCCTCCATCTCTGCATAGGCGTCCTGTAGAACCTGCTCGTATTCTTTGATTGACTGTTCAGCCACGTCACCCATTCCAAGAATGCGGTCCATCCACTGACGAAAATGAGAAATGCCTTTCAGAGCATCGACAATCTCATCTCGGTACTCGACATGTTGAATTTCACCGATGATTTGGGTGAGACGAAGAGCTTCATCTTTCATGTAGGCTTCGACGATGATCGATTTGAACAGCTTGTTCTTCGCCAGCTTCATGAGGTCATCACGAAGGGCGACAGTACGCTTTGCATCTTCCAGTGTAATCTGCAGTTCTTCAATCTCGTTTTCCGGAGACTTTAGAACGCCATCAAGAGTTGATTTGGTTTGCATTGGTGTGTTGCCTTACTTCAGGTTTAGTTACCGACTACGCCATCGAGTAGTTTGGTGAACTGGTTGTAAGCAACCGCGCCAGCAATATCTGGGCGGCTCTCACCTTCTTTTTGAGGAGCCAAGAATGCCTTAGTGATCTCATGCTTTTGGTTAGCTTCAGCTTGAGCACCGTGCAGATCACGATCCCGTTCGTGCTTGGTTCCAGTCTCTTGTTCCACGTAGTCGAGGTCTTTGAGATCAGCTTCAGAGAGTTCTTTACGGGCTTTGGCCATCGACAGTTGAGCGTCGGCTTCTGTCTTCTGAACTTCTGCCTGCAACTTACGTATCTCCAGTTGTTTGAGCTGTTGATCCAGAGGATCAGGCTGCGGCTGGAAGCTTAGGATTTTCTCGGCCAGTTCAGGCATACGCTTGAGTTTGGCGATCTCTGCCAGAACCATTTGAACCATGGAGAAGTCCATGTTGTTGCCCATGGTCTGAAGCATGAAGGCCAGGTCTTGTGCTTTGGCTTCATCAACTTCTGCAGTGGAGATGTCCACTTTCAGATCGTAATCACCACGAAGTTCTTCACGGCTGATCGTGACAAAGTCTTCATTGGTGACACGAATGACTTCCTCTTCAGAGAGGAACTCTTGGTTCATACTGATGATCTTCTTACCGATCTCAGCGATACCTTTTGCCAGACGACGAAGAATGGCCATCTCACGCTTGGAGGCTGCATCAAGCATGCCTCGAATACCGGCCGCCACTTCACCATAAGCTTCACCAGACAAGCCACCTGAGAAGGCTTTCACGCCTGTCAGGGATTCTGCTTCCTGGTTCTGTAGAGACAGCATGGTCAGAGCAGATTGAGGAATTTCCGGATATTTGTGAGCATAGATGCCAGCACTGGGCTGTAGGTTTGGATTGAACTCGTAATCGGCGCCAGCATCATACCGACGACGGTTCACAGGATCGAGCATTCCTTTGGCAAAACCGGTCTGACCATTTGCAGAACGAGCCATGAGATCGATCATGCCACGAGTAACAGCACCCAGAACTTTCTGGTTGTCTTCGAGCAGCTCTGCATCTGGTTCACCTGTCAGAGAGTTCTTAACCGGGAGATACTTGGTCAGAACGATCGGCAGAGACTTATCCGGGAAGGGGTTCTCTTCCATGCGGATAATAGTGTTGCCAACATAGGTCGCAACGATTGGAACCAGAACACCATCACCTTCAACATCGTACCAGCCCCAGTATTCATAGGCCACGATACGCTTACGGGCTTTGTCCTTGAACTGGATCGATGTGGGAGTGTCACCAACTTCATGGTCTGGAACCATGATAGGGTTGTTGCTATTGTAGTCGATCTGATCGAGGTTCTTGTACTTCTTCCCCTCTTTCTTCAGCTCAGCATAGGACGTCTCAAACGAAATAATCGCAAAGCGTGCTTTGCTGATGTCACCCTGACATGTCGGATCGAGGTAAAGGTTCTCGTAGTGGAGGAAGTCGAGTGTCGGACGGTTCCGAATGATCTCTTCTTCTTCAACTTCTTCTTCACCCACCTGTACTGCAACAACCGGGACACCCTGTTCCATGGAGTATTCAGCCGCGGCCTGGAGTTCAGGAGGCAGCTTGGTAAATCCACGAGGATCATTCTTGCGGGTGAGCATGGCTTCTTGTAGAGCCAAGAGTTCTTCTTCATCTTCGGCAACATAGAAGCCCCAGACAGGAACCGTCTTCTTGACCATGCGGGTTTGTCGTTCCCAGCCAAGTCGAACAGCAACAGTGCCTTCATCCACCACTGTACGGACGAACTTGTCGATGAAGTCCACAGAGTCGATCTTCGTTCGGAACTGCCAGTTGAGAACCAGTTGGTTCTGCTCAGCACCTTGTTTGTCTTCCCAGGTCCGAGGAGAAATCTCAAACATCCCATCAGAAGACAAGAAAGGTTCGGACAATGCAGAATACCGCCACTCATTCTGTTTGCGAATGAGAGGAGGTTGAACAGAAGACCGGTTCTTCAGGGTCTTTGGTTTGGCAGAGCCTGTGACATTACGAAGATCGAGCCAGTGCTGAACCTTTTTTGAGTGAGCATCATGACTCTCTTTGGCAATGCTGAGATCGTGAGCCAGGTCCAAGATCGTTGGCTCTTTCTTCCACTCTGTCAGCTTCTGGGTCTCACCCGGATTTAGGTGAACGTATTGATCTTCTTGGTTCATGGTCTTTCACCTATGTCCTTATCTGTCGCCCCAGCCGAAGACGTGATTTCCGATCTTCTGCCATGGTTCTTCAGCCGTCTGACCCCACACAGGGCTTGCAACAGCGGGATTGTAGTAATGAGTGGCTCCACCAGTTGGGTCTTGGTACTGACCCTGCATGATGGCATCTGCGGCACGGTAGGCGGCTTCACTTGGACTAATCCTGTCCATGTTCAGACCACCTTCTCCGTTTGCGTATCCAGTTACGGAGTTCCATGCAGAGAACTGACCGGGTTTCATGATGACGCCTCTCAACCCAGTTCCATATGTTCCTTTGGGATTGTTGGCTCGGTTGGCAATCACAGCACCAGCAGCCAGAAGACCGTCGTATCCTTCAGCACCTGCCTCAGCCATCAAAGTCTTGGCCAAGAGTTCCCGGTCATCCATTGATCCCTGAACTGCAGTCCCTGGTCGAGCTACTGGACGAGGCTGATTTTGTGCTCCTTGGGCTCCACCCTGAGAATCCATCCACTGACGCATATCCCGAGAGAGCTTCCCCTTGTCTTGGTTCGGAATGGAAAGGGATGCTTGGAACCACCCATCAGAAAGATCACCAGACATGGCAGCATGAGCACGAGCTTGCATTTCAGCAACTCGTGGATCGATCTGAACCATCTCAACAGGGCCTATATTCTTTTGCATGTAATCTCCGTTTCGAAATCTTCTTTCACACCAAATCAAACCAAAGCAACCACCAACAAAGAGAATTACTCATCAGTCAGAACTTGTTTCAGTTTGTTGAACCCATACACAGCCACTTCTTTTTCCCGGCCACACTCGATCAGAGCATCTCCAAGCCGTCCAACAGTAATCTCATCATCTGCAACTGTTCCACCACGACTGACCAATGTCAGAGGGTGAGGGCAGGGCTCTGATACAGCTTCCGGAAGTTCACTAATCTGGAAGCGTCCATCTCCGTTCCAATCGGCGCAACCCGTCAGCACTGATACCAGGACGAGAAGTGTCGGGATCATTACGAATTTCATCTTCAATCTTCTTGGATCGGTCTGCTTGGTTTGCACGAAGAAACTCCAGTTCTTGTTTTGCTTTCGAAAGATCATCAGACACTTCGAAAAGTTCCCTCTGAAGGTTCTCTCTCGCTGTTTCGTATTGGTTCTCAGTACGCTCAACACCGACCCAGTAACCCAGGCCGGCGAAGAAGCTCACAATGATAAGAGGAAGAAGGTTTGCTCTCATTTAAGAGACTCCAGACACATCTCTCGCTCAGATATTCGGCGGTTGGTCAGACCACGTATGACTTTGCCACCTGCTCTGTTCCACCGCGGTAGTTCATTACAGGCGCCTACCAGATCACCGGCATTGGCTTTTCGAACCAGTGTAGATCGGCAGGCGGCTCCAACGCCGACATTGTAGGTCCAAGAGACAAAGGCAATCTTGGCACCAATAGGGACATCTGCTGTCAGGCAGCGATCGAGGCCTTTCTCATATGCGACGATCTCCTCTTCGAGCATCTCTGAGCACTCAGCATCAGAGTAGGTATCTCCAGGACGAACACCTTTGGTCTCACCATAGCAGACGGTCCAAACACCAACGATGTCTTGGTATGCGGTGTTCTCTTTGCCTTCCCAAGCACCAATGAATGCAGCAGCTGCAGCAATGGCAGCAGCAGAACCAGCTATTCCACCAATGGCTCGTTTGGATGCTCGACCGGATTCATCCTTTTTGAAATCCTCAATGATCTCATCAGGCTGAACCAGAAGACGAGCCAAAAGAGCTAAGGATGTTATTGCGCCCATGAGAACTGCGTAAAGACCATTCGGCAGGCCCAGATCGATGAGGGGCAGAACCACCTCCAATCCAGTGAGCAAGACAGCTGCGATGAGGAGCCAAGCAGACCAGGCATGCTTGAGAATGTTTTTCCAATCAGGGAGAAGTGACATAGTGATTTACCTTGTTGAAGACAGTGTTGCAGAGGGAGCTGTCACAGATAGGCAATTCAATCTGTGCAGCTATTGGGGGAGAAAGCCTTGACAGCTTGAAAAGGGTGCGATCCACCAAAGTCAGTGTCAGCATCCAAGCTCCGATGAGCAGGATAAAGTGAGCTCGACGAAGGAATTTATTGGAAACAGTCATATCAGCTGCTTCCTTTGAAAATCACCGCTCTGTAGTTCCAGACAATACCAACCAGCAGCATGACCAAAGAACCAAGTGAGGAAATACCCCACATCAGTCGACTTCGTTCCTGCTCCTCGTAGTGGTCTTTGATCTCCTGGATACGTTTGTCGTAATAGGAGCGGTTTTCTCTGACAGAGTTTTCGAGCTGCTTGATATGTTCAGCTTGCTCAATCGTCAGTCTTTCCAGATGTTTCATACGGAAATCCAGAAGTGGATCGATCGGTGGCATAGTGGGATGCTCAATCATGGTTTATCCCACCGTCACTGTGCCACCGAGGCTCATCGCCTTCAGTGTGACCAAATATGGATCATAGAGCTCCGGATCTTTCCAACCGGCCAGGTCAGCGATCAGGGCAGAGCACCATTCTTTTTTAGGGTGAAGACGAGCCCAAGGTGTAATGCAGAGTATGGCACCGAGGGTGTCATAACCATTACCTAGAGTTGCTTGAGCTTCATCCCAAATATCATCTTGGGGAATCGTGTAGAAATCCCAATGGTTCGGCTTGAAGAAGATCTGTTCTTTCCGAACACGAGCTTTATCTCGCTTGGAGGCAGCAAGACACATCTGACTCGATGTATCTGATCCACGAAGAGGGAATGTCCGAGGTCCCTTCATCAACTCCACATGAGCGTAGGGGACCGGTGTTTGGTAGTAGGTAGACAAGGCAAGTCTTACCGCCTTATCCACCAATTTACCTGAGCCTTTGTAGGCCGCGATATGAATAGTCATGGGAGCTTGACCTGTCTGGTGTGCTTTGATGTGGTGTGACAGCAGAACCATAGAGTAAGCAACCTTTCGACCAATCCCACTTCCTTCAAATAAGCAGGACTGTGCGTAAAAGAGTGCACAAGGTGATACAAAGCACTAGGTCCACCATTTGTCGTCTTTGAAATCGTCGGGGATCGGGTCCATTGCCCTCAATACTTTCGCTTTGAAGATCAGGCGAGTTTCCACAGCAGCCGCCTCACGAGAGAATGTGAATACAGTTGCTGCATTCATCGGAACCAGAGTGTCATCACTGGCGATCCACATGAAATCTTCTGGATTAGGGTTCTCGGTTGTAGCATGCCATTTTAGTGATAGGGGGTCTCCCCCATTACCCATGTAAAGACCTGCTAGTGTTCCGGCCCCTGTGATCCGCTGGAGAGACTTTGTATCACGTTGGAACATCTTACCCATAAACCCGAAGTCGCTTTCAAGACGCCGGTTTCGTTCCTTGTTTACGTCTTTGGCAGTGACGGCCTGCTGGACCCATGTGCGGACTGGCAGGCCGTCACGGTCCTCTATGGGGCCGTAGACATATTTGCCCGCAGGTCTTGGGTCTGTCGTAACTTCATGCAGGCCGTAGTCTGCAAGTTGCGCGGCAGGGATGCTGGCATTTCGCTCGGTCATGAACTGGCGAGGTGTTTTGATGATCCAAGTGCCGTCGATTTTTTCTGCGTATGTTGTCATGTCTTACCCCGAAAATGTTATTGTGTAGGCCCGCCAAGCGTCATCGCCCGTGCCGCCAAAAGCTGACGGATCATCTGATGAGAGAGACTCAATCCGATAGGCGATAGCCGTAGAAGACCCGGTTGCACGGGAGTACGCGGCGCTTCCGGCCAGTGTGTAATTTGTCGGTGCAGAGAAATCTGTCACCCCATCGTCGTCTATGTGGCCTGTTGCAATCCACAAGTCACCCGCACTTGCTGTGTGTAGTGGTGGGTCTGGAAAGCCTGATCCCCCCGCTGCCGTGGTGCCGCCAGCATACGCTCCAACATTGCGGAACACGGAACACACAACAGTCAGCCCATCCCACCCAGCAACGTCAGTGACGTAGGGGTTGCTGTCCGCAGCGTCCACGAAACGATACCCCACATATGTCCCCGCGACTCCGCCGCCGTGGTGCTCGATTTCGGTAAAGGGCATTCCGCTCCAAGTCCAAATGCTGTCTTCATTGGTGTCAAACGTAAAAGCAATGACTGCCAAATCACCCGGTGATGCGATGCTCAAAACATCTAACGCGTCCAGAGCCGTGTCCCAATCACCTGCGTTTTTCACTGACTTTGTGACCGATCCGATATAAGTGATGTTATTCGCTGACTGTTTCATCAGAAGTTTTCTGGATACCAACATCAGACAGTCCCCACATATTGCCCGTAGAGCGTAGAGCCTTCTTTCCAGAGCACGAGGGCGTGTACTCCGCCCGTAGTCAGGTCCGGTGCAGAGTCGTTCACCCACGTTATTGTGGGCCATGTGACGGCATAAGTGACCGTATTACTCAGCCGAAGCAGCACACTCTGTCCGCTCGTAAAGCTCTCTGTGAACGCCACATTTGCAAGGAGGTGCTTCCACTGCACCGTACCGTTTGCGGGTTCGATCACCGTGCCGGTAATCTCGTTGACTTTCTCCGTGACCTCATCGAGCGTGATGTTGCCTGTCATAACACCGCCAGAACGAGGCAGTGCCGCGTCAGCCTTGGTGCCTTGAGCGGCTGTAGCAAAAGCCGTTGTATCTTCAGCTGCAGCAGTTCCCAGCGTTGGGACATTGTTCAGCAGATTGTAATCAGTGGTTCCAGCAGGGCCGATTTCGCCCTGTATTCCTTGAGGTCCCTGTATTCCCTGTGGACCTTGAATACCCTGTGGACCTTCCGGCCCTGTATTACCTTGCTCACCCTGAATGCCTTGAATACCTTGAGGTCCAGTCGGCCCTTCAGGACCAACCAATGATACCAACCATTCTGCCTTGGTTCCTACAAACCCTTCAGAGACAGCTTCATCATAAGCACTATCACCGACAGCACCCTGAGCGCCTTGTGGACCTGCAATACCTTGGATGCCTTGAGGACCCTGTGGTCCGATATCTCCAGCATCACCTTTATCTCCCTTCAGGCCAGCTGGTCCGGCAGGTCCCTGTATACCCTGGGAGCCAGTATCACCTTGAATACCTTGAATACCTTGAATACCTTGTGGGCCTTGTGGACCAATAGGTCCTTCTAAGGGGCCAATGTTGTCCCATTGTAGATTGACTCCATCCCAGACATAAATGTCCCGTGGAGATGTAGACCCAACTGAGTAAGCATCCCCAGCTGTGTTTCCCGTACTAGGCAGGTCACTTACTGTTGTAACATTCCCAAGAACAGTGAACCCACGTCCTTGATCACCTTTCACGCCTTGTGGGCCGGCCTCACCAGTATCACCTTTCAGGCCTTGAATACCTTGTGGACCAACAGGCCCTGTTTCACCGGTAAGTCCGGTCACACCTTGAGGACCTTGAACACCTGCAGGACCGACGGGACCAGTATTACCTGTATCGCCTTTCAGACCTTGTATGCCTTGCGGACCTACGGGACCGATCTCTCCTTGTATTCCTTGTGGACCTACATTCCCTTGGGGACCTACTAAAGATGTGAGCCAATCACTTACTGTTCCACTATACCCTTGTAACACTGCTACTTCATAAGCACTGTTTCCATCTTCCCCATCGGAAAAATTTTGAGCTAAAATTTGTACTTCGTCTCTTATTGCAACTGTCTGGCTAAAGTATGACTGAACATCAATAACTGCTTGAGTTACCGAATCAATATCATCGGGAAAAGTTCCAATCAATAACTCATGAATAAGTGCATTTTGTTGGCTTGGAACAGCAATTAAAAATTCGTCCGTATCACGAGCATTTGTCTTTAATTTTACATAGTAATTACCGGGAACAAGATTAACGTCTATTAAACCCTGTTCAGTTGTTCTTACTTGAACTCGTTTTGTTGAAACAACAAAACTTCCAACCCTATGAGGACTACTTTTAGCTGAACGAAACTCTACAGTCAGCTCACCCATAGCATCTGCAAAAATGTCAGAAATTTGCCCAGTTACGTTACAGTAATCAGTCATGAGGGTTTCCGTTCGCTATGGTGTGCTATGGTGTGTCTTACCACAGCACACAGGATGGAAGGAACTAGTTATCAGTAACCAGTCATTTTAATGTCTGCCTCTGCTTGGTTCACAAGGCTATCGATCTCACTCCGTGAATTTGCGTTCTCGATTGCCGTGTTTGTTGGAACTCGTATGTACTCTAGATCTCCAGCAATCATCTCCCACATCTGGTTCATGTTGAGCCAAAGCTGACACAACTCATATGCCGTGGGAGCCGTTTTACCGACTTCCTTCTTTATCAAGTAATACCCATCCAACAAACTTGGCTCAGGGTTTTCGGCAAGATACCTGAGAGCAGTATCTTTCTTTGCTTGGTAGAGTGCATCCTGTCCCGGAATATGTGTAATGTATTTCTTCCGGGCATCTCCAATCATTTGATTCACTCGATCTAATGCTTGAACTTTGTGCCATTCCAAATTGGGACCAATTGTAGGCATTACGCAGGTCAAACCTCATGGTGTCGGCAATCCTGCTATGGCGGTGTCCAGTGCGGCGAGGGCAGCTTCGATCTCCAAGACAGTCGTTGCAGCCCCGATTGCCGTGTTGGCCGTCATGCGGGCCGCCTCGATCTGGGCGGCCACGCTGCGCCATTGCATACCCATTGAGATCCAAAGGTTCGCAAGCTCGGCCGCCGTTGGGGCAGTGATGCCGGTCTCGGCAGAGAGAAGCGGGTAATCAGCCATGACTGGGTTTGCCTCTGCCAGAAAGGCTTTTGCCTCGGTCTCTTTTGCCTGATAAAGCGCATCTTGGCCGGGAAGTTCAGTTATGTATGTCTGCCGCGCTGACGAAACAATTTGGCGCACCCGCGCAGGCGCTTGCATCTTTATCGAAGGGAATTTCACCTGCTCGATTTCTTCCGGCATCATCGGGACGATCGAGCCTTCTACGACCTTCGTATGGGGATCAGGCTCTTCGCTGACCTCGATAACTCCTGTCTCCGCATCTTCAAGCTGCGCCAGATCGTAACCGTCAGGTGCAGATCCATGACCCAAGACATGCCCGTCAGATTTATTGTAGAGTGCGTACTTCACTTCTTGACCCCAAGGATTGTGAGGGTTCTTGACTGGATACGGGCACCACCGTTGTTCTTGTACCAGATCCCTATTCTTCGTGTTCCTGCCGGGTAAGTGGCAGAGTAATGAATTGTGGGGTAGTCGTTTGTCTCATCCCCCCCTCGCAAAAGCACGGTCGTCCCGCCAATCCGCACTTCTATCTCGTGAGGAGTCGGTTGTGAGATATAGTCCTGTTTGCCGTTCCACAGCACCAGCAATTCTCCGGGGAAATCCAGAGTATGGTTTAGCCATTGGATCTCGTTGAATGTACCGTTTCCGAATTCAGTATTGGAGGTAAGAGTCTGTGAAAGCGGTATGGTGACAGCGTTGCCCTTGATCTTGAGTGTGTCCACCGCGAGGTCTCGGATGTATGCTGATCCAATGGCGGCCGTAGAAATATAAGTGCCAATGTTTGCCGCTGTCAGCTGGTTCAATCCAGCGAAGTTTCCGGCACCAATAACTTTACTAAGGTTGATCCCAGCAGATCCACCAGTTGCCTGGAGTATGACGTTCCCATTCTCATCATGAATCGAGAGACCACGACTGTTGATCTCGTTTGTCGTGACAGTTCCGGGAACCAGGAGATCCCCTCTCATCACGTTCTCTTGGTAATCCCATCCATGACTGGTGTCGCTTGTTGCCCATTGACAGATGAATACTCTCTGCCCGGTAGGATTGCCCGCTGTGCCGGTATAGAAATATACCTGATCCTGTATCTTCGGCCGAGTGGGAATATCCTGTCCCCCGGATACAGCAGAGTTCCAGGCATCCTGGGCAGCGGTCGAGGACGTCAAAGGTAGGGATAATACCGAGACGTACCAGACCCCGGCTCCTCGTTCACCGGATGCCCCGTCTTCTCCCACATACTTGACGAAGGTCTCTCCAGACACAGGAAGATCAGGAGCCACAGGGGAGTTGTAAAAAGTCACATAAGTTCTTGAACCAGGCTCAAAAGACTGATCCTGTCCAGAACTTGTTGACGCATAGATTGGCCATGTGGACTGGCCTACACCCACGAACTTGGTGAATGTGCCTGTCACTGGTAGAGTAGGGGGAGTTCCATTGTACTCGACGTATTGGACATACTCTCGGTTGCTCGGTGTCAGACTTTGATCTGAACCAGCTGCATCAGCTGCATAGACCACCAATACAGACTTCAGAGCGTTCTGCAGCAGAACGAAGTCTTGTGCGACATTGTCTGACTGATTGGACAGTTGATCCACTGTTCCCAAAATTCCTGGGATTATCTCATCAAGTAGAGTGGCAATGGCAGCATCACTCTGACCAAACCGGTGCAGCAGAGCATCATTGAGTGCCTGCATTTGGGAGTAGCTGCCATATCGATCGAGCAACAGACCAGGAACATGGTTGTTGATTCTGTCGACAAGTGTCGCATCAATATTACCAAACGTGTTGGTCAGATACTGATCAAACTCTTGTCTCAGCTGCGTCTTGAGCTTCTCGATCTCGGTATCGGTATAAATGGTTGCGCCCAGATCCACATCGTAGATCCGGGACAACGCACGAGCTGCTTCGGTATTGGCAGAGTCAGCTGAATTCTGTGCCGTAGTGATCCGAACAGAGTGTTGATCCAGGGCATCAGAGATTTGTTGGAGAGTATCCAGAGGCATTATTTCCAGCCTCCCTCACGCAGCTTGTCGTGATTGTTGGAAACACTAAGCTGTAGCGAGTCATCTGCTTCTGCACGTAGACAGATATCCTCGTAATCCTGCATCAACAGGTTTGCTTTTACGACAGCATCTTCATTGCCCATGGCTTTGTAGACCTTGGACGCAATGCGAGTGGTCAGGGCTTCATACAAGACTGGAGCCAGTTCAATGAGCTCGTCATCGTTTGGCTCTGTGACAGACAGCTTAGGATGCAGCGCCTGGTACTCGACCAGATACACGTTCCCATCCACAGGCTTCTCAACACGGAACCCATCATGTGAGAGCTTGCGTACAGCGTTCTCAGCAGAGAGTTCATTGATTAGAATGTCCCGGTCCCGGAAGCACTCAGCGTCATCGTCCCTGATCGACAAGATCTTGGAGATCGGGCCTTCAAAGGGATCGGCCTCAGTGTCCATGATGTATCGATCCGCGGTGTTTGTCGGATCGGTGTTTGAGACAGTATGCTCATCTCGTAGATAGTAGCGATACACATCCCCTGAGAGACCAACCTTAACATAATCAATCTTATGCGGGAATCGTGTGTAAAGTGCCGTCAGTGATTGGTTGGCGAAATACATCACCTTCGATTTCTGAATGTCGTCAATATCTCCACTCCCATCCAAAGAGATACTCAAGCTGTTGAGCTCTCCAACAGACAACGCTTCGAACAATTCTGATACCTTCATGAAATTCTCCGTTATCCCAGGTAAGCTGAGAGCCCACTGAGCTCTTCTTCTTCAAATCCATCGTTCAAATCCCAGACCCCATCTGCGTCTGAGCTCTCAACCATCTTTGTGTCACTGGATGGCTTCCAAGCCTTGAGGTAAGCAAGCATCGATATCGTATCGACCGCATCATCGTGCTTGGATTTGAACCCAGTGATCATGGCCATCGTCATCTCATCGATGAACTCTCCAATGACCTTGGTTCCCCGCATCTCTGTCGGGAAATACATCTTGCCAGCTTTGAACCAGGGAACGACCAGATTAAACCGGCTGAGCTTGTCCACTTCAGGCTGGATACCAGGCTGGTTGTTCTTTCCGTTGGCAAGATTGAACCAGACATTCCGGACCATCATCTCATTCTGGATCCACTGGATGAATGCACCCTGTTGTCCTGAAATCTCAATCCCGACAGACTGTGGCTGATACTGTTGAGCCAGACGAAACAGATCGTTGATGTTCTTATCCATCGTCTGCTTGGCGCAGATACCATCCACCCAGAACCAGTCACCATTGGCGTTGTAGGCCCAGACAGAAATGACCGAGAAGTCATTGTGCTGTTTGCCTTTGGTGGCAAAGTCTGTGGTGATGTAGAAGTTGAAGTTGTTCCGAGCTTTCAGCAGAGCGATGCGGCTGTACCAACGGATTTCTTCATCCTGAACCAGACGTTCTTCTGCAGAAGTGATCCTCAGCATGTATTCTTGCATGAAGGCACCAAGCTGACCTTCCATCAGAGCATTCTGATATTCTTCCTGCACAAAGTCATAGGTGAAACGATCTTCCCAGGAGCCACGGAAATCTTCACGTGAACACGGGAATTTCTCACAGACCGGCCACACGTTGACGTGCCAAGCACCGGACTCAACGCTCTCGTAAAGGATGTCGTTCTTGTTGAACGGAGTACCGTTGAAGATGATCTTCCGCTTGGTTGGATGCAGAGCCGCCTTCACACCTTTGTGGACAGTGTCCTTGATCGAAGACATTGCTGCTTTCGACTTGGCGTCATCATCCGACACAAGGTCATCGAGAATACACAGCGTTGGACGGTTTCCGAAGATCTTGGTTCCTCGAATACCTGTCTTGGCGCCAAACATCTTGATGCCGGTCTTGCGGCCGTTCTTGTTTCTGAACTCAATATAGGCGTCAGTGAAGTTGGCTTCTGGGAGCCATTCACGAAGGTATTCCGAGTTGTCGTACCGGTGCTCAAGGTTCTTACGAAGGGACTTTACACCGTTGTCCATCGAGTCAGAGATGTAGATGATACCATCGACCTCCCCGAAGCCTTCGATCCCTTCGAATATCGCAATGTATGGCAATAGGTATTCAGCGAATACTGTTGTCTTGCCCAAGCCTCGATGACACAGATTGGCGATCTGTTTCTTGTTCCCAGCCATCTGATCGAGCATGGCCAGGTGAACCACGGGTGTTTTGTTCTGCTCACCTTCTTCACCATTCACCAGTTTGATGAAGTTCATGAACATCAGAGAGAAGGTCGACGGCATGTAGTGACCTGAGTTCAGCTCCGCGTAATCGACTTGGTTCAGCCAATCATCCACGGTCTGTTTCATCAGGCCTCTACCGGCCATTGCTGCACTCAGCTCTTCAGCATCCCGCTCTACGGCGGAAAGCTCTTCATCTGGGATCAGCTCTTCTGCAGTGATCTTGGCCATTACTTAGCTGGCCTCACGAATTCCCACTTGTAGTGGTTGGGGGAGACCGTTGTGGCTTCCCACCAATCCGCTGTCACAGAGATCACTTGATGACAGACAAAGAGCTCCCCTGTGTTCTTGGCAACAGCGAGAGCAATGTGTTCTGTCTCATCATCGGCGTAAGCGATGATGTAGGCATTGAGGCTACTCGCCCCTTTGCGGATGCGGGTGGTCATACTAGAGATCCCCCTGCATTCTTCACAGTGTTGCGGGGGTCGTTCATGTTGGAGAACTGAGCTTCCATTTCTTCCAGAGCAGAGACAGCTTCCTGACGATCCTCTACGGCTGTGCCACGAGCCTCAGATGCAATCAGCATCGCCAGACAGGCAGCCATGTGCCAAGTGTGAGGAAGACCACTTTCCTGATCGATCTCTTCCCGAACCAGGTATTTCATGGCATGGCGCATGAGAGCGGCCATGATCCGGCCTTTGCGAAGACCCTTGGCCCAGTTCCATTCTTCGTACTTGATGGCCCCGTAGGTCAGGGTTGCCGCTGTGGCGTAGGTGAACTCTGCCGGAACCAGGTCAACACGGACCTTGGCTCCATCGAACTTTGCAGCACCTTGGTTCACATCCTGATTGTCTGGTTTGATCTGAGCGTTCACACGCTCTTGCATTTGGCTCATGCTCATTGGACTTTTCCCCGCAGCATTGGTGTGATGTTCGACATGGTTTCGTCCTGCAGACCCAAGGTCTTGTGGACGGTGAGGACTGAGAGTCGGCCATGGTTGAAAAAACCCTTCATCCGAGCCCAGCGATTGGGACGGTGGATTGTGCTGAACTGGCGGTGCTCTACCGCTCCCAGGCTTTGGACTTTCAGATTGTGAAGGTGGCCAGTGGCGATAAGCCGGTAGGCTTTCGCCGCGGCAAACTCGTCAGGGAACTGATCAGTGAAGACTTCCTTCAGACCTTCAGGCTTTGCCTTGTCACCATGGTGAGGCAGGAAGGCACAGTTGCCCCAAGAGATCACACGGAACTCTTCTTCTTCAGGGCAGGTAGGTACGAACACCTTCAGACGGGGATTTTCCCGGAAGTGTTCTTGGAGAGCCAAGAGAACTGCGTAGAAGGCAGTCTCATCATGGTTCCCTCGGATCAGGTGAAGCTCGACTTCTTCATGCTTTTCCAGCAACCGATAGGATGCGTATTTCAGCAGCCGGATAGCCTCCATCGTATTTTGTAGATGGCCATCGCGGATTGTGTCTGTGGGGTTGCCTGACGCTGGTGTGACACCCTTATGGTCATTGGCATCCAGAAGATCACCCAGCTCACACAGCACTGCTTTCTGAGCCAGTGGCATACGGCGTACCAAATCATCAATACAGACAATGAAATCTTCAGTCTGACGACTGTCTCCGTAATCCCCACCAATGTGTAGATCAGCCAGAAAGAGCCAGTTGCAATAATCTTGGGTGGCAACACTGTAAGCTGGTTCAGGGATTGGCGGTAGTTTGGTAATGTCAGAAAGGACTTCTGTCAGGGCATCAACAAAGTCGATCTTTTCTTCGTCTGGCCCGAGGTAGAAATAGAGGGAGGATCCGGAACCATATTGATCCTTTTCAAGTAGCCAGCCTGAATGCAGTCCGGCAAAGTCCGTAATCCCCTTCTCCTCTAGCCTATGTTTGAGTGATGGGTCGAGGCGAGCGGCTTTAGCTGCTCCGCTGAGACGCCGAGCAACTTGAGCAAAACTGAGCCCTGTTGCTTCGGCAATCTCTGCACGTGTGTGACCTTGCTCTTTCAAAGCAAGACAAGTCGCCTGCTCTCTCAAGATATCATTGGTTTGCATGAGCAACTTGCCCTTTGATGTGGTGTGCTTTGGTGTGATCAGAACCATGCACACCACAACGTCAGCAACCGCTCACGCCTCTTCAGGCGTGATATCGATCATTTCACCCATCTTTTGATGAGCAATCTTGCGAGTATTGACCCCTTGTTGGATCAGCTGCTGTTGTGTTTCAGCCATCTTCACAAGCATGTCTTTCATGCTTCGCATGTTATCGGTTTCACCGACTTCCAACGACAGCTCGACCTGTTTGGTCTCAGGGCGCTTGAGATGTGTCAGCAAAGAGTTGGCAGCCTCTGTCTGGACCTTCTCACTGTCAGCATGCTGCATGAGGTAAGCCTGACGGTTGATCGCTTCCTGATACACTCCCTGGTTCAATACCCAGACAGGAATGGCAGCCTGTTCAAGCAATGCCCCTACCAACTTACCCTTACTGTAGCCGGCCACGTAAGCCGAGATATCCTTCTCACTGGCTCCCCGTGCCTGTAGCTTCTGATACCTCTGAGGGAAGGTGTACATGTAGGCATCTTTGTTGGTCATGCCCATCAGCTTGAACGACACGTAATGCACAGCATGCAGGTAGTCATCGAGCTTGTACTTCCCCTCTCGCAGCACTGAAGTCAGTGTCACGAAGTTCCGGGTGATCTGCTCTGCAACATCCGGATCCTGAGCCAGTTGATTGATCTTGTCAGCCAGCTCTTGGGTTGCAGCAGATTTGATATTGGCCGGGAGACAGACCTCGAGTTCGTCGACGGTGATCATTGAAACACCACCTTCCCTGTCGAACCAAGTTCTTCACCTTGCATATCTTCGTTGTCATCAATGATCTCTACTCCAGCGATGTCATTGATCGGGACAAGTGAGTGATGTGTGTTGGGTCCATCGTCCCATATCACCTGCATGAACGCCTTGGTTTCAATGAAGGTTAATACATTCTGGAACGTGCGAACACTTTTCCCAGTGTTAATCTTTACAGTCAGCATGTGTTTAGAACCTCAAAGAGTTGTTTCTCTTTGACGCCTATCTGCTTGCACTTGATGTAAGGAACCCTTTAGGTTGGGCTTAGGTCTCTTATATATAATATAAGACGATAATAAGATCTTCCTTCGTCAAAGGGCTCCGCCCTTTCTCCTCGAAAGATCTTATTATCTGGAACTGTTTATATAGGGATTATAACTGTATAACCACGCGCGAGTATGTAAGTCAAGAAACTGACTTCTGGTTCACCAAATTAGTGCTGTTTATGAAAGGATAACTTACACTATGAACACCAAAGATCTTGTCTGGTCGATCATTGCACTCACTGTTCTTGTGGGTGTTGGTTCTTTGTTTGTTGGTTGGATTGCAGCCGTCTTAGGCATTGGTTCCTGGATAGTATATCGGATTGCCTACGGTAAGAGTTCAGGCATCAGAGGTGGAGATCACGGAGGCCCTGATAGCTAAAATTCTCAGCATATTTTTTGTGAAGTTCGTAGATGGAGATTCCCTAAGGTAAGCCGCCTATAGGGAATTTTTCATAGTTACTTCCGATTGTACTACTATAACACTCGACTAACACTAGGAGAGATACCCCCCCGGTATGTTCTCTGTGAGATACTGGCCTACGGCCCCATTGGTATACCTACCGTCAATCAATCAATGGAGTTAACTCATGGCTAACGTACTTACCGCTGCTACTCGCACTGCTACTTCCACTCTTGGTGTTGTCACCTCATCAGCAATGGCTCTTGAGACTGTGGCTACAGCTGCTGCAACATACGCATCCACTCTCACCATGCACGCTGAGCACTACCGTGAACGCACAGCTATCGGCATGATCGCTGACAAAGAAGATGCTCTCGAACGTCGCTTCCACCAAAAGGCTGTCGATGACGCTGCCTTCTATGAAGACCTCGACAAACAACTCGATGGCAATCCTCGCCTCAAGTCCCACTATGAGGCTTCCCTCTCTCGCTACCGTTCTGCCTATGCCGAATACAAAGGCACAACCAACGTCACCAAGATCGCTGCTGAATAAACTATGGCTCTCATCCTTCGGGGTGGGAGCCTAATACAATAACACTCAACACTCTCTCTGATAGAGATGATAGAGATGGGAGAATCTCCCACTTATGTCTGAACCATTCGAAGAATCTTCGAACATATAGAGTAAATGGTGGAGAATAATGCTGTAAAACACTCTAATCTAGCTAACATCTATCTCAAGGGTCTCATCTCCTAAACACTCACTTCCCTCACCTAAACCACTACAATCACCCTAAACATTCCTCTACGTCACACTCTCTTTGTCAACACATCTCCAAAAGTAGATATGAAGTTGAACTTGAGTAGGAACACAGTCGTGTAACTCCCTGTGTGTGAGCATACCTGAATTGTACCTGAGACTCTCTCAGTTGCTTCAGGAGTGCGATCTCTATGTTTTAGGTAGGCAGAGCCTACGGCTCCATTGGAATCAAATCAATGGAGGCTCTCATGTCCACACGTAGCAACAACACAACTGCAGCTCAGATCAAAGCCAAGTCTGCTGCGTTGCTCTCGTACCTCAGCAATCCGGTCATCAGTGATCACCGTGCTGAACAACTCACTCAGCAATACTTCGATCTTCAGGAACAGCTCAGGCTGGCTGCCTGATTGAACCTCATAACATGAGCAGGCCATAAGGCCTGTTCTTACTTCAACCTGATAGAGAAAGACTGAACCAATGAAACTTTACATCACTTGCGCCTTCTGGATGATCCTCTTCGCTGTCATCACACCCATCCTCTCAGCACTGTAAACCAAGGATCTGAACCAATGCAGCTTCCCATTCAGTACCCAGCTCCACACAAGATCAAGTATCTCACCGGAGAGACAACCATGTTTAATCATTGGATGATCTTCGGTGAGCATCCTGATGGGACTGTTGATATCGCTGACTCTGATCAGGACATCATCCAACGTGTTCCCAAACACATAGCAGAACAGGTGATCGAAGCTCGATCTCGCTTCTGTAACGAAATGGAAACCCTTCTTAGAAAGGACTGAACCAATGAAGAAATCCGTCATGACTGTCATCATTGAGAACCAGATCAAACAGATCGAGAATCTCACTCAACGCAACATCTGTCTGGCTGAATACAATGATGATCTACATCACCAGATTTGTACCTTACAGACACAGATCACAGACCTACAAGCGCAGTTGGATGAGCTTGTTCGTGAGAACAGTCGTCCGGTCCCAATCATCTCACTGGAAGAGCTCTACGGCCTAACCTACGGTACATTTGGCCCTATCAACAGGATCAAGCTTATTCGTAAGATCACAGGATGTGGATTAAGGGAAGCGAAAGACTTCTATGATGCGAATCTCATGAACCGCGTGATGAAGCCTGCCGAGCTTCATCCTCTCGTCAACGCTGAGTGAGCCCGAAGGCTCACTCTTCACACCACACCACACCAAATCAGAAAGGATAGAGCCATGCTCACCAAACTGACTGACTTTCTAATCGACGAACTCAACCAGATCGACCTCGAGGACAAGACCATATTCGCCTTCGTGGCGACTGTCTGTGCTTGGGTCTGTCTCTACTTCTTGGTCATAAACTGACTAAAGGGTAACTGTATTAACTGGTGTAGTTTTGCTCTTGCAGGTTGTGTCTAGCTTACATACTTCCTCGGTACAATCACCTAGATACAATCCAAGATACTCCTCACTCAGATAACCTAACAGATTGTTTTTATGGAGTTAATTACTCTTGAGTGAAGGACAATTTCACCCTTTACAAAACTGGCATCTACGATGCCAATGGTTGTAGTCGGATACAGTCAACCCTTCCAATCACGCCAACGAAAAAGGAACTCATCATGGCTTGGAACAAAACAAACGAACAGAACACACGCTCCAACAACAACAACGGTCAGGAACGTGAGAAGACACAGTCGTGGTTGAACATTGGCTTCACCTCGACTGACTCGAATGGTGATGATGTGTTTATCAGCCTGCCTCTCGGTCTGGCGATTGATACCATGAAACCTTCCAATGTCCCTAATAAGGACAGCGACTATCGAGACATGACGATTGCCAAGAACGAACTGCTAGACCAGCTGCAGAAACTGATTGCCGGTATGGAACCGGGTCAGACAGAGATCATCGAAACCCTGCAGATTCAGGTTCGTCGGGTAGATGAGGCAGCACAAGAAGAAGGTCCGTCAGATCGGAATCCACATCTCTCCAACCTGAGCCGCCTCGGTTTCACTAAGAAAGCAGCCTAAGTCAGCTCAACAAAACCCTCTTCTCACAGACTCAGTCCCATTCAGCGCAAGCTGAGTGGGACTTTAAGTTTCACCAAGCAGTTTCAACTCATGCCTTAGGTAGCCATTAGGTGAAAGAGTTGACAAGAGAGTCTATACTCTTGAGCAACAAAAGTATCTTTAGATAGTATTTGTGCCTTCTACGAAGGCAGTGGCTTGGTTTGTCCATACTTGTTTTGTGCTGTCTTCGACAGTCTTTCCAAGTTGGAAAGTTCAACTCTCGAGTTGACCGGCTAAAACCTAAATCACTCAAAAAACTCCTCAGATGGCTAAAGAACATCTAAGACACTGGAGCACTCATGCAGGACCGTAAAACCCCCCAAAATACCGCGGATTTCTCCTCTCAGAAGGAGCTCGAAAGTCTCTTCTCCAAGCACCAAGTGATGCCCTTCCTTCGTCAGATTTGTGAAGATCGTGGCTATCCTGAAACCCTCAAAGAACTAGGTCTCCCAGTCGAGTTTGGTATCCAACTTCTCTCTCACATGATGCTGTGCAAGCGAGCCAACATCGTAACTCTGGTGGGCATTCTGCGTCACCACTTCACTGACACAGATGAAGCCTCAGCTGTCCAGCAATGTACGGACATGCTCTGTCAGGCAGTCGATGTGGATGCTGTAAACTTCGGTGCTCAGATGATGGTCTTCATCGTCGAGCACGACATCCAGAAAGAGGAGCAGCAGCAACTAGATCAGTTCCAGTATCCACTGCCAATGATTGAGCACCCTGAGCCAGTCACCAACAACAAGGAGACTGGTTACCAGACGATCCCTGGCTCACTCTTACTCAAGAACAACCACCACGACGAAGACATTTGTCTCGATCACATAAACCGGATGAACAGCATCCCTTTGTCTGTGAACCCAGATGTGGTGGCTTTCGTACAGAACCAATGGTCTCGCCTCGACAAACCGAAAAAGGACGAACTCTACCAAGACTTCAAGAAGCGTCAGAAAGCCTTCAAGAAGTATGATGTTTCATCTCGAGATGTGATCGACGGACTGATCGCCTCAGGTAATCGCTTCTGGCTCACTCACAAGTACGACAAGCGTGGCCGGACATACTGTCAGGGATATCACGTTACTACGCAAGGTAACGACTGGAATAAAGCTGTAATCGAATTCGCAGAAGGAGAACCACTCAATGACTGAAGAAATGAAAAAACACTTTCTCGCTGGTTTTGATCTCGCAGCTCAGCGCAGGAAAGATGGAAAACTTTACGCCTATCTTGGTGAATCAGTCATGGATGATTGGCCAGATGAAGTCGAGATGTGCGGTAACGTCTATACCAAGGAAGACGTGGTCAAAGGCAATGACGGTTACGAAAGTGCTCTCTATGCCTGAAATCAACTTCTTCGACAGCCTCATCCATCTTCACCACAACCACGACACCGGTATGACAATCGGCGCCGTGCATGCTCACTGTAACGCTGTCTTATGGCAGTATGAGGGAGAATAACTCATGTCCAAAATGTCTCATGATCGAGTCCACTTCACAGTTTCAGAACGTTACCTCAAGCGTGAAGCGTACATTGATTGCCTTGTCGAAGTATTCGGTCTCGATCGATCACATCTCTTGGTTCTCGCAAACAGGGACAAAGACCTCCAAGTCATTTGTCGGCCAAGTCAGTTCGCTCGGTTCATCATTCTACGTCATGTCAAATACGGAGAAGCAAACAACATGGCCTGTCTGAACATGCAACTCGTGGTTCCACAACCCGAAACTTTCGATGTCCAAGACGTGTCCAAACACCCCAACACTGTTTCAAAAGGATGTCCTTGATGGCTCTTTCAAATATCGCTGTGGTCACTACAGAACCGGATGGCACTAAACCCATCTTTAAGTTCTTCTCTTCAAAAGAAGTGGCCAGAGATCACGCGCAAAGAATATGTAAGGACTTGGCTCGTGATGCCTACATCTTGGAACTCAAGGAAAAGTTCATCGCAGATCGATCCAAGATTTATCTTAATCCTGCTCGCAAACTTCGACATCCACCAGAACCAGATATCTAATAAGGATCCAATGACACAAACTGCTCATCTGCGGTTGGTTGACACACATCCTCTCATCAGAAAATACGCTGAACAAGTCTGCATCAATGCCTACATCCAGACTGAAAAAGAACAATGGAAGGTTATCTATCGACCATCCATGAAAGAAGTTCTCTCTCTTCTCCGACAATCACTCATGCTTGATACCTGGATGCATGATGCGTGGTATTACGATTCGTATCTCGGTCAAATAACCCCTGATGAACACCGGGACGAAATCAACCAAGCCATCACAAAAGCTCAAGCACTTCTGGAAGGATATCCAACTGTGAGATCCTTCTTGTTAGCTCCAGTGCCTAGATCCCTCTTCTCATAAACAAGGAACATCCCATGCAGACTTTCACTCCTATCGAGTACCTGATGCTGGATATCGCTTCGAACTATGGCCTCGATAAAGAGACATGGGATGCACGCCTCGACTGGTTCAAAACCGTTGAAGGGATCATCACGCAAGCAGACGATCTGAACAAAAGCCCCATCTTCCGGGCTCTCAACAAAGAGGCTGCTGAACCAGCTCTCTTCTTCACTGGTTGCCTTGCATACCGCAAAGCCATTAAGGGTGAGAGCATCACCTACCCTATCAGCCTTGATGCCACTGCTTCAGGGGCTCAGCTGCTGGCTGTGTTGATTGGTTGCGAGAAGTCTGGCCGCCTCTGCAACGTGGTCGACACAGGCAATCGTGAAGACCTCTACACCAACGTCTACAACCTGATGCGGGACATCCTTGCGTCCGGAGACTTCGGCTATGTCGAAGGCGATGACGCTGTTGTGGATGGCACCGGTGGAATCACACGTAGTGATGCCAAAGCCGCTGTGATGACCTTAACTGCATAGGGGTCACTCACCTGGTAACAGGTGATACGCAATTCTGTGAATTCAGGGAACCTCCCAACACATAATGGTGTGGACAATCCTGAGCGAAGCCGATACAACCGTATAAGCAAAACAAGAGAGCTTATATGGATAACGCAACCACTCGTAGCTGCAAAGAATGTGGCATAGAAAAACCTCTTCAAGAGTTCACCAAAGCCAGGCTGAATAAGAACTGGAAGAAGTCCAATGACTTCAGACACGCCTCATATCAGCAATATCACTCATACTGTAAAATCTGTAACGCAGAGAAAGCCAGAGCCTATCGGAAAGCCTATTCCGAAAAGCATGGACGAGGATATCAAGGTACAGGAAAACTCAAGAAAGTTCCGCCAGAAGACCGAAAGTTGATGTCCCTCATTCGAGGTAGGATCACTGAGGCCAAAGGCAGAGCCAATAAGTACAATCAGGCTATCCCTGATATTGATGAGGACTATCTCTACGAGCTTATGCACTCACAAGACCGAAAATGCGCCGCAACAGGTTGTGCTTTCGTGATTGAAAAGAAACACCCGCTTTGTCCTTCACTGGACAAGATTGAACCATCTCTAGGTTACGTCAAGGGCAACGTGCAGTGGCTCTCATGGGCTGCCAACAGAGCCAAGGGTGATTTGACAAATTTCGATTTTATCGAGATGTGTCGACGAGTGGTTGAAGTATCGGAACGTGCAACGACTATCCCGTAAGGGAGTAGGACCAAGTGGTCCGAAGCGCAGAACTCCTCGTAAGAGGATGAAGATATAGTCTGGTCTGTATGGTAACATGCAGCAGTCCTGAAGTGAGCCATCAGGACGGGCGAGGGAGTAACGAACCCTCGTTGAACACAACGCATTGTACGGTTCCACTGCCAAGCCCAAGGAAGTCTTCGGTGAAGGTGAACGTCTCGATGCCTTCTATCAGGTGATGAATGAACAGGCTCCCGGTATCTGGGATCTGAACCAGTCTCTCCTGTCCTTGGCTGACCCTGAAGCAACATCCTATTCTTGGGTCCTGCCTGACAACTTTCATGTCCACGTCAAGGTCATGAACACGATTGAAGAACCAATCACCTTCCTTGGCGAGACTTACATGGTTCCCCGTAAGGTTCAGGCACCGGTTGATATCGATCTATCTCTTGGCGCCAACACCACTCACTCTGTGGATGGCATGGTTGTCCGTGAAATGGAACGCCGGTGCTACTTCAACTTCAACAAGATCACTGATGTCACCATAATGCTGAAGTCTGGTCTCTATGAGCCAAAAAGCTCGATGGACCGGGAACATGATCAACTTGTGATGACCCTCTGGGACAACTATTTACAGTCCGGTTTTCTGAGTGCTCGTATCCTTGAACTGCTGGATGCTGAAAACCTTTGGTGGGTGGATCGTCATGTTGTTCTGGACATGATCGAGACACTTCCCAAGAAACCTTTCCCGGTGATCGCAGTTCATGATTGCTTTAGGGTTTTGCCACACTATGGCAACGATCTCCGTCGCCAGTACAACCAGATCCTGAGCGAGATTGCACGGTCCAACCTGTTGCAGTTCATCGTGAACCAGATCTCCAAGGATCAGCTCACAGTGGAAAAGTATGGCGACCTGACAGAGTCTGTCTTGGTTGCGAATTACGCTTTGTCCTGAGCTGAGCTGAGTTCCTTACACACCCCTATTTAGTGCAGTACCAGTCTCGATCCTAAGTTTCGGATCATCGATCGTTTCCTTCAGCCCCCTCACCCTCGTGGTGCAGGGGGCTCTTTTTTGTCCAGAAAGGATAGTCTCATGTCAGAGCCACTTCCTCCCAATAACAAGCCAGACGCTCAGTTCTTCTTCGATTACCACGGCTGGAATGTCTTTTTGGTCGAGGACGATCACGGACAAGGGAAAGTCAAAGGCCTCTACTTTGCGGTGAACAAGCAGACCGCAGAACAAAAAGAGATCGACATCTCTCCGTATGGTTACCCGAATTTACGTCTTATGCGGAGCATCATCGAGATGGGTTTTCCCAAGCGTATTGGTCCCAGTCCCCTCTCTGAACAGGACCTAGACCAGATCATCACATACGGGAGGGCCGCAGAATGAAGCGTCCCATTACCGTCCGTGGGAAACGCTACAAGAGCCACAAGGAAGCTGCAGATGCTCTTGGTGTTGCTCCCTACACCCTTCACCGAGCCAGGAAAGAACGTCGTCTGAAATCCGTAGGCCTGTCCTATCAAGGACGTGGCCGGGGTCGACCTGTGACCATCGAGGGAACCACTTTCAAATCCCTCATTGAAGCTCAGCAAGTCACAGGCATCAGCTACTGGACCCTTCGAGAGATTTCCCTGGCGCAATATCCCCCAGGAAACTCCCATGGCTGACATCCCAAACGCATTCCAGCAACTCGCCAAAGCACGAGCCAAGCTCGTCACGGCTGAAGAGAATTTCAAGCAATCCTCTCAGGCCTTGAAAGACGACCGGCACCAGTGGGCCGGCAAAATCTACGAACACCAGAACACCGTCAACAAGCTTCTCGACGATCTCATCGATCTCGTGAGCCAGGAAGAAAGTCTCACCCAATGACAAACGAAATCTACAACACCCTCTTCAAGCGTGACACGACAGGTGGTGTCCGTGTCTGGTTCATGGAACGGGACGCTGAAAGCTATCGGACCATCTCAGGCATTCAAGACGGAACCATGGTCACAACTGGCTGGGTCACATGTGTCCCCAAGAATGTCGGCCGCTCCAATGAGACCACTGCCATCGAGCAGGCTGAAGCTGAGGTGGCTGCCACATACACCAAGAAGCTGAAGACCGGTTATTTCACGTCCGTTGATGAGATCGACAACGTGGCTTTCACCAAGCCGATGCTCGCTCAGGACATCGAGAAGCGTGAAGGCAAGTGGTCCTTCCCTGTTTATGCCCAACCCAAGCTCGACGGAATGCGCTGCATTGCTCGTGCGGATGGTCTGTGGACCCGGACTGGTAAGCCCATCACAGCCTGTCCTCACATCATGGAAGAACTGAAGCCGATCTTTGATCTCAATCCCGATCTCATCCTCGACGGGGAGCTCTACAACCACAAGCTCAAAGACGACTTCAACGGCCTCATGTCGATCTGCCGCAAGCAGTCCCCGACAGAAGACCAGCTCCAGACCTCCCGTGAGATGATCGAGTATCATGTCTATGACATGCCTTCTCATGAAGGGAACTTCATCGAGCGGTATTCTTCCGCTGTCTCCCTGCTCATCCGCCAACCGCCTCTAAACTCTATCTGTGTAGTTCCCACCACTTACGTGACGAACCAGGAAGATCTGGATGCGGATTATACTTCTTGGCTCCAACAGGGGTATGAAGGTCAAATGGTCCGTCTTGAAGGCGAGTACGAATTCAAGCGGTCCAACAACCTTATGAAGCGCAAGACTTTCATCTCAGAAGAGTTCCCTGTTCTGCGTATGGAAGAAGGCAACGGTAATTGGGCCGGTGCTGTCAAACGCTTCATTATCCAGCTCCCCAACGGCATCGAAGGGGAAGCCACACCCAAAGGTAAATACGAAGACCTGGCAGCTCTTTGGCTTGCTGGCGACACTCCTGATTGGGCAACCATCCAACATTTCGGATTCACTCCTGCCGGAAAGTTACGTTTCCCGACTGCCCATGACTGGGGCCAAGGAGAACGTGCTGACTAAGGGTAAGAAACAAAGACCGGAGCAACAGCTCCGGTCTTTTCTTTTAAGTGAACCTCAATCTCTGGTTCCTTACATACCCTTCCCCACCACAGATTGATCAACCGATCACTGGAGATACAGGCATGAGCCACCCAGACAAACACTGGCGTGTGGCAGCAATTTATCGTTGCTGTGTACGCTACAACAAAGAGATGCACTGGGCTCAAGCAGAGCTCCAGAAGCTTCGCACTCTCACTTCAGATGGGAAAGTCATCGCAGGGGATTCATTCCCTCGACTGGCTGAAATCTGGTTCCGCAGAAACACTCCCATCTCCATCAATCACATTGAGAAGGCACGCCACGAATACCGGCGCCAGAAAGTCTCAGCATGAACCAGCTTCAAGAATTCTTCCTTGAGAAAGCCAAGGTCGGAGATCGAGTGAACGCACTCCTCCAGTACGCTCAAGCTCTCATCCAGACCCGGATCGCCAAACCTACGATCCTGACCAAAGTCAAAGAGATGAACGAGAAAATGTCTCGCCCTCTCAGCGACACAGAGCTGAACACCTCCATCATCCAGCAGATCGAGAAGAAGTACGCATGAACCAGATTTACACACATCCCGGTCAAGACCAGATGCAGGCAGAAGTGATCCTGGCCTCTAAAGGACCAGATCAGAAGCCAATCTATACAATCCGCCTTCGCTATCCGCGCATCATTCACGGTGAAATCATGACCCACCGGGTCTTCTCACGGAATGCTCGTTCCTCTCGTGCTGTACCGGTCAAGACCATGCTCAACGAAGTCAGGAACACTCCGTTCATTCCCTGGCATTGGGGCAAGAACCAGAAGGGAATGCAAGCTAACGAAGAATGTGATGAGCTGCTTTTTGTTCATGAAGACGATGATCATTGGAATAATCGTGAAGATGCTTGGCTTCTTGTTCGTGATCGTTCTGCTGATATTGCGGAAGCGTACATGAATGCTGGCTATCACAAACAGATCCCCAACCGTCTGCTCGAGCCGTACTCCTGGATCGATACGCTGATCACTTCAACCGAATGGGACAACTTCCTGTGGCTCCGGGATCATGCTGATGCTGAGCCACATCTGCAGGACCTGGCCCGACTGGTCAAAGTAGCTATCGAGAATGCGAAAGTCTGGGATCTTAAACCAGGTGAATGGCACCTTCCTTACATCAAACCAGAAGAAGACTTTTACTACGCAAGAAAGTGGATGATCGCCAATGGAGGCTCTGCTCCTGATTACAAAGAAAGGCTTCTTCAAACACGCGAAATTCTTTGCAAAGTTTCTGCTGCACGTTGTGCTTGGATCTCCTACAAGCCTTTCGGTGGTGGAACCAATTCCAACTTTGAACGTGAAATGAAAACCTTCGACATGCTCATGTCATCCGATCGGGTTCACGCTTCGCCGCTGGAACATCAAGCAACACCAGACGAGAAAGCAATCGGTTCTATGGACTTGTTTTTGAAAGACAACAAAAGCCTTTCCCCAGATATAACTCTAGATGCCAAAGATGTTTGGATAAAACAACATCTTCACGGCAACCTTTCCGGCTACATCCAGTTCCGTAAAACCATCCCCAACGAAGCCAAAACGGAGGGGTCCTGTGATCCCCATTCCTCGCATCATCTATGAAGCTCTGCCCTCTTTCATGCAGGGCTTCTATACCCCCTTCTCGCCTGTGAATTACTCTGGTTCACGGTCAGGAGTCACACCACACCAAACCAATAAGAGGACCGAATGAAAGACATCCACTCTTCTTTCGCAGCTCCGATCTCTGAACAGATCTGGGGCTCAAAATACCAACTCAAACATCCAGACGGTGCTCCTATCGACTACACTGTCGAAGACACTTGGCTCCGTATTGCCAATGCACTTGCTGAACCAGAAACAGCTCCTGATTACTGGGCAGGCAAATTCTACACAGCTCTGGAAGACTTCAAATTCCTTCCTGCTGGCCGCATCATTGCTGGTGCCGGTACAGGTCGTGACGTCACACTGTTCAACTGCTTCGTGATGGGAACCATTCCTGACAGCATGTCCGGTATCTTTGACATGCTCAAAGAAGCTGCCCTGACCATGCAACAGGGTGGTGGCATCGGCTACGACTTCTCTCCGATCCGACCCAAAGGCGTTCTCGTCAAAGGTGTTGGCTCTGATGCTTCAGGACCACTCAGCTTCATGGATGTGTGGGATGCCATGTGCAACACCATCATGTCCGCAGGTGCTCGTCGTGGAGCCATGATGGCAACCATGCGCTGTGATCACCCGGACATCGAGGACTTCATCACTGCCAAACGAGAAGCTGGACGCCTTCGGAAGTTCAATCTCTCTGTGCTTGTCTCTGATGCCTTCATGGAAGCCGTCTTTGCAGGCAAAGACTGGGACCTGACCTGGAATGGTGAAGTCATGAAGACGGTGAAGGCTGAAGATCTGTGGAACCAGATCATGCAGTCCACTTACGACTTTGCTGAACCAGGTGTGATCTTCATCGACCGGATCAATCAGGCCAACAATCTCAAGGCCATTGAGCGCATTGCTGCCACCAACCCGTGTGGTGAACAGCCACTGCCTCCCTATGGTGCTTGTCTGCTTGGCTCCATCAATCTGGTGAAGTTCATCTCCAATCCTTTCACCGACTCTGCTGAGATCGATAAGGAAGCTCTCGAAGACACTGTGCGACTGGCTGTTCGGATGATGGACAATGTCAATGACATCTCCAAATTCCCTCTCCCACAGCAGCTTGCTGAAGCACAGGCCAAACGTCGTATCGGTCTTGGTGTCACCGGCTTGGCTGATGCACTGGCAATGCTCAAGCTTGCCTACGGGTCTCCTTACGCTGTGATGGAGACAGAGGACATCATGGAAGCTATCGCTGACATGGCCTACATGGCATCGATCGATCTGGCTCAAGAGAAGGGTCCGTTCCCTGCATTCGATCTGGATAACTATCTGATCGAAGGTTCTCACGTTATGAGCCGGTCTCCTGACATCATCGATCAAATCCGTCAGCATGGTATCCGCAACTCTCACCTGACCTCGATTGCACCAACCGGGACAATCTCGCTTTATGCCGGGAACGTGTCCTCCGGTGGTGAGCCCATCTTCGCATTCGAATATACCCGCAAGGTTCTCGAGAAAGATGGCTCTCATCGATCACAGCTGGTTCAGGACTATGCTGTTGCGCTCTTCAATGAGCTCAATCCTGGAATGGACCTACCGGACTACTTCGTGTCAGCTCAGACCCTCACACCTATGGATCATGTGCGTATGCAAGCTGCTCTGCAGAAGCATGTCGACACATCGATCTCCAAGACGGTCAACTGCCCTGAAGACATTCCCTTCGAGGACTTCAAGGAAGTCTACATCGAGCCT